CGGCTGCTGTGGATCTACCCGGTAAAAAGAAGAAAAAGAAATTCAAAGGTGGCGCACCGGCTCCTATTCCGGCTCCAGCCTCCCCTTCACCTGCAACTCCGGGGGTTGGGATAGGTGATACCTTAAAAAAGGGCGCAGGTTTTATGCGCTTTCTTATGCCCCTTCTTGGTATTTACGGTGCCTATGAAGTAGCAAACATGCTAAAGGAGGGGACCATTGGAGAAGCCGATGAACGGAGACTCCGGACTTTAGAAGCTCTGGGAGCAGTCAGTGGGGGTATGTCCCAAGATCTCCAGAACCAAGAACAAATTAGAACCATGCAACGGATGGTGGATCTTGCAGGGGTAGAACGTCAAAAAAACCTTGACGCTATGCGGCAAGAGTATACAGGAAACATGAGTCTTGATACCCTCCTTCGGGGACAACAAGCCTCGTTGGCGATGCTGGCTCAACCTAGTCGGCCAAGTATTGCGGAGATGATGGCGAGGATGTAATGATTCAGATTGAGGACGTTAAACAAATTTCCCATGAGGTTGTTGAATCCCACAACAATCGGGGCTTTGCCATTGTGAAGATAACCCCCACTGATTATGGGCCAGTGGGGGTTCTACTCAACATGACTAAAGAACCTTTGATTAAGAAAGGTTCCGAGTTGAGAGCGAAGGCGGATGTCCGAAAGTTCCTGTGGGATCAAAGTAAAAAGTTACAGATGCGGCGACGGGACCGTAGTTTTATTTGGACCCGATATGTCGAGGCGGAAGATTCTAGTGTTATGGGGTTAGCCACGTTGGTTAGCCGGGAGGTTGCAGAACGGATGGCTAAACTGGACAATGGGTACCAGTGGATAGAGGTGCATCCATGAGTCGTATTGCCGCATCAGCGTTTAAAAGCTTGTCCAATTTTGGAGCCCCCCTAAAGACTATCGCCCGCAAGAGCAGGGCTATTGCAAATAAAGTCGAGGGTGTGGCAGACAATATGGGTCTACAGTTTGGATCCCCCATGACTGCATTGGGGGTTGGCGTTCCAACAGCCATGTTTCTGGGGGGACTTGGTACCACCCTTGGGTCTGCATCTAAAGAAGAATTCACCGGGTTTGACCGGGATCTAAAACTAGAACTTGCAAGGCAGCGATATCAGGTAAGCCAGAATTTAAAGGCCCGCCGCCTCCAGCAAGCGATGGCTGCAAACATGACGAGGTTGGCAGCTGCAAACCCGCAATTGTATAACCAATTGTTGGTTGGGCGAACTCTGCCCCAAGGAGCTGTAGTTATTGGCGGTGGTCAAAAGACAGATTTTCTTGAAAGTGTTGCTTATCAGATGGCTACCGGGGGGTTTGAAAACCCTACTCAATCCCCCGATTCTCCAGATGTGATGCAGACCCTTTTGAACTCTTATTGAGGTGAACCATGCCCGGACAAATCCCACTCGACACACGTTACTACCCATCAGACTTCAACATTCATGGCGAGACTATTGTTATTCCCGCTACTGGCGTAATGGCTATGCCTTTGCTTTACGCGGATCGGGCGATGATTATTGACTCGGTCACAATGTACGTCTTTGGGGGCGTAGCAATTGCTACTAACCCTGTGTCGCTGAAGATTAAGCAGGTGCCTGCTTCCGCTGAACCGGTTTTTAGCACAGCAACTCAGGACATTGGCTCGTTTACAACCCTTGCTGCGGGTACTACTACGGCAGCTACGCAGACCCTTTCCTTTTCCAAGACAAACAACAATGTAAATAATAATCAGGTCCCTGCAGGTTCGTGGGTTTGGTTCCAGACTACAGCTGCAGGTAGTATTACGAATACCCCAACCGTTGTTGTCCAAATTCGGTATCGTAGTCAGTCCTGATTTTAAGATCTTTTTCCCCCCGCGAAGGGCCATCCGTCATGGGTGGCCCTTTGTCTTAGACGATACTAATTACATGAGCCAGTTACCCCTCAACCTCCCCTTTGAACAATTGACTGGGTACGACAAACCGCAGATTCTTTTGACCCAAGCATTAGATAACGAACTGACAATGCGAGGTGCATTGCAGACGTTGGTGGATGTGGATGGGTTAACGCCCAAAGAGCGCGATCTGTTTACCACACGTTTAAAGGATCGCATCGGTAGAAACGCGATCACAGATACGGTGGTGGATATTGCCACGAACCCGTTTGTCCTGTTGATGGCCATCACCAATCCAGTGGGGGGACAGGCCCTAAGCCGAACGGGTAAAGCGATATTTGATATGAGCGCAAGGTTCAGCCCCTTGGTTAAAGATCAAGGGGGAATGCATGCAGCGTTGGGGGCTCTTGCGCCAATGCAATTGTTTCGAGGGACCGCTTTAACTCCTGCCGTTCAAGCATTTTCAAAAAATGTAGATCAGCTGGAGAAAGAATTGATGGCCCGTGTTGGGGATCCGCTTAGAAAAGTGCTAGAGAAGAACGGGTTGGATTCGTTGAACCCGGAACATATAAAGGACGCGGCGAAAAAATTAAAGGCTAGTCAACTAAACGATGCGCTTGAAGCGTCTTTAAGGGGTCTAGATAAGGAAGTTGTAGATAAGGTTCTTCAGGCTCGGAAGATGATTGGCACAGAAGTTTACAGTAAGAAGAAGCACACTCGGATGCAGTGGGCTCAATATGGTCGGTACGAACCGGTGGTTAAAAAGCGAGTGACAAAGCGGTATATCCAAAGGGATATGGATCAAGAGATTGATCGTTTGGGTTTGACAGAATTGAGAGATGCATACAAGAGTGCGCTCTCCGAACGAGAAAACGCTTTGTTTATGGATGTTGAGAAGACCCTTCGCACGGGGAAGAAAGTAGCAGACCCGCAGAAGTTATTGCGTATCTGGGAAGGTGCTCGTTTCGGGGCAAAGCAGGGTGGTGCTTTTAATGGCACGACAGCTGAGATGGCGGCTATGGCTCTCAACCCCGAGATTGCTTCTTTAATTGCTAGCGGCAAGTTAAATCAGAAAGCCTTTATGGCGGCTATGACCGAAACGATTGAAGGTCATGCCAGTTATTACATGCCCAGAAATTTGATGGAGCTAAAGGGGACAACAGACATTGGGCGATTGATGGAGCAGAAGAGAAGTCGAAGCTTGGTGGCTAGTGGGTCAACTTTAAATCGCACCAGTTCAACAGGTACATTTGATCCTGAAGATCTGCAACGAATCTTTGATCAATATGGGGCCACTAAAGCAGGGGCCAAGTTGTTGGACAACGCGCAAAAGAAAGTTAAGAACATCTTGGGGAAAGGTGGAGTTGCCCGCACTTACCGTCTGAACGCCCAAGAATCTTTGAGCCGTTACTTCCGAGATACAGGGGTGACTCATGCTTTGTATGTCCAAACAGAGGATGTCCTTCCTCGTCTAGGGCAAGCTTTGCAAGACACCAAGGGTTATGCAAACCCTGAGAAACTGAAACAGATAAACAAAGCTCTAAGGCCTAATCCTTTGATGGACGGACGCAAGTCTTTGGCTAAGGTGTTTCAAGAACAACACTTTTTGCTAGAGGATCGTTTCGCAAAGGAGGCTCTTGAAGTCATCTTGCGGCAAGCAACAGGGGTTCAAAAGATTGAACATGCTGCAACCCACATGGCTTTGATTAAAGGCAAGCAAGGCTTGCGTTTGATGCTGGATTCCCCGGTAGGAAAAGCCCTTAAAGATTCCAGTAAGTGGGGCGAAGGTGTGTATTCCCGCATGGACGAAATGGCTAATGCAGAGTTGTCTTTAGGGGGTGCAAAGGGAATCAGTGGACAGTTGGCTAAGTATTTCTATGTCACCCATCTGGGTTTGAATTTGGCATCTGTGACCATGAACATGATGCAACCCCTTCTTTATGCAAGCGTGTATGGGGGGTTGGGCAACGTACTCAAGTCGTATAAGAGTGCGTTCACAGAACTAGGTTCTTATATGAGTGCGCGTGTTGGCAAGCACGGATTTAAATCCCTGAATGACGAACAACATCAAGCACTGATCTCTAAGCACTTTAAGTTTGCAAACATGGAGGGGGAGAATCTTGTCCAAATTGGGCGAGACACATTCTCTACTTTGGATAGCATCTCTTATAAAACATCTGCCCTTGCCGATGCCGCAAAGAAAGAAAGTTATTTCTTTGACTACCCTATGAAGCTGTTTGAGAAAGCGGAATGGTTGAACCGGAACGTAGCCGCTTACACGGTCGAGAATCTTTATAAGTCAAAGGGTTTGATTCCCACCAAAGCCAGTCCCACGTATTACCGGATGATAAATGACGTGGATGAAATGGTGAGCGCGACCCAGTTTGGCGGGTCTAACCTCAATACCCCTATGGTATTTCAAGGGGAGGGTTCTTTAGGACGGCTTGGAAACAATCCTTTGTTCCGTCAGTTCTTAAGCTTTCCTCTTCGTACCACGACAGGTATGACGTATGAGGCCGCTCGTCTTGGGGATAGAGGTTTGTTTAAGGGGGTTGGCCAAGATCTTATTAGAGGTTTGGGTATCAGTGCCATCTTCTATGAGGCGGGAAAGAACACATTTGGTGTGGACCTGAGCCCCGGTTTGTTTGGGGCAAGTCTTGGACAATTGGTTGGTGGGGATCGCTTCTTTCAAGATGGAAACGAGTATGTTCCTATCCCCCCGGTTATTGATATCCCGGTCAACATTGTTCGTGGTGCATTGGATCCCGGTCAAAGGGAGCTGTTACAGAACAACATTCCCCGCTTGATTCCCGGAGGTATCGGGCTGGCTCGAATGTTTAATCTGATGCCCAACTTGCCGGAAAGCCCCCTGTTTAATTTGCCGGGGGCACTACAGAAAACGTACATTGACCCTCGTCAACGAAGTCCTGAGGGGGGTGTTGCTTTGTTTAAAGGAGATGGAACCCTGATTGGGTATGAGTCTCCGGGTCAGATTTATGCAAAGGCTCTTGGTGTGGATCTTGGTACGTTCAAACAGGCCGGGGACTTTGACGGGTACCTATTGAAGAACCGTGACCAGATAGTGAACTATCGGCAACGGGCAATTCAAGCCTTGTTGAGTAACGAAATCCCCCGGATGCAAGCCATCAAATCCGAATTTAAGAAACGGTATGGCATGGATCTGACGATCAGCAAAGAGCAGTTAGACTCGGCTCAAAAGAATAGATTGATCAGCCGAACAGAACGTATTCTGGATCGTATGCCCCCTGATCAACGGGCGCAATTTCAACAGCAGGCTGTGTCTCGCGCCCCTGAAATGGGTTTGGAAGCAGAGGTCATCATGGGTGCAGACACAGCCCGGGAACGAATGCAGGGCCGGTTAACGCAACAGCAACCTATGTCCCCGGAACAAGTTGAAGTTATGCGCCAAGAGACTGGTAATCCGGGATACCAACCCTTCTCTACTTATTAGAGGGGAGTCCAGAATTGAAGGCATTGCGTTTTCTCAAACCAACGAACCACGCCTTGCCCGTATCTAGGGAGTAGGCGGACCAAGATTCTGGAGTCTGGATCTAACTTCATAACTTGGTCCGCCATATCCCGTAGAGTCTCCCGCCCGATATTAATGTTGGCAAGGTAAGCACCACCCACGGAGGAAAATGTAAGGTGTCCCTTACACGGGCCTCCGTCCACGCGAATGGTCTTTGCTTCCTTGCCATGCAGTTCAGTGGGGGTTTCTCCAGCTGGCAACGACAATGTCTGTACAAGCCAGTAACCATTGTTTGGATCCAAAATAATTTGGATCGACCCCCGTAACGGGAGGGTAAAACATGCTGATTTATTTGTGTTCAGGGGAACGGGTGCAGAAACCCCGAGACTTTTAAATCCAGAATGTTTCACCCTCAACGGCACGGGCATACTCCACGGACGCGGCGTGTAATTTAAATCCACCATCCGGACAATTGTTTTGCATTCTACGTAAGGGATTGAGGGCTCGTAGGACCGATCCATCGTCTTGCTTTCTAGGGGGAGACAACCACCTAGGCCAACCCGCTAGAGCCAGCAGGCAAGTATGCACCCTCAATCCCGGGAACGTAGCCAAAGGGGGAGGGGGTAGAGCTTGTGGGCCCTACCCCCTCTATCAGTGGGGGTTTCAGTTAGGAGGCTTAGGCCTCGGACAGAAGCTTGTTGAGAAACTCTGTCTTGTAGATCTTAGATGCCGACGTGCCCTTCCCTTTACGGTATTGGCAACGGACCGTGCAAACGATCTGCTTGTCACTGGACAAGTTTGTGGTTGTGCGTTCAATCGCGTCTGCCACATCCAGACCATCGGCAGTTCCAACCTTACTTCCAAGCAAGGTGGACAGATGGCCACAGAAACGATTACGTTCAATCTGAAGACCGGTGCGCCGACCCTCAGAAGTTACCGCCGCAGGGTTGTCCGGGAAGATGAAGGGAGCCCCACCCCACACAAGCGGACTATCCGGGTTGGCTTCGTCATTGAGAAGTTGATAGCGGAACCGGAACTCTGTGGCGGAGATCTCTTGCTGTTGCCCTTGTTCGGATGTGAATCGGTAGGTTGCCTTATCGTTGATGTCGAGGGACAGAACATAGCAATCGTGCTCCCCCTCATTTGGCCACTCGCCAAGACCACCAATACCAGTGTCCGGGTTGGCATCTCCGAATGCGGCTTTCTGTGCTGCGAACATTGCGCTAATCTTTTGATTCGCCATAACTATCACTACTCCTGAAAGGTTCTGCAAGCGTTACGCGCTTGCGTTGGTGTTGTACTTTTCCACAAAGATACCCCATCCGCCTGCCTCTGGCAGTTCAAATTCGGAGGGCATCTTAACGCGATGCTTGGTGATACCCGCTAAAGACTCGGAGTCTACAGAGAACAAGTATCGCTTGCGCTTCTCAGTCACGATCTTTGGTTTGAGGGTGACGGTCTTTCCGTCCCGAACAATCGGGGGCTGTGCAATCTCTCGTTGCTCCGTGACCCACTCTGTAGAGATGGCGGCAACCATTTCAAACAAGGGGTAAAGACGTTTATAGAAGCCATCCGTAATTGTAAGCTCGGGTTTGATTACATACTTGTCGTCCCCAAGAGGGATCTTTGCGTTGACGACATGGCAGATAATGTAGACCCCGTAGCCATATCGCCGCAGAGTCAGACAACTGTCAATGACCATATCGTAAAGCTGGTCCCATGAACGTCGTCCGTCCATCTCCCGCCAGTCCTTCTTATCGTTAGACCGGGTAATCCAATCTTTAAGGAGGGGGATAAAGGTTCCCAAGGAATCAAAGAATACAGTTGCTGGGCGGGGTTGATTGTTCTTTGAGAGAGAGCACAACAAATCTATCTTCGCTTGGACCGCCTCCCAAGTCATGACCAAAGGTTGACCATCAACATCAATTGGCTGGCCTTGTGGATTGATCCCCGGCCAGACACAAGCATGAGGATCACCAAGGGTGGAGGTACAATCCATATTACAAACCCAAGCATCCGGGTGTGACTGAATGAATTGAGACTTGCCCTCTCCCGGCATACCGCAGATGAGTCCAAACAACTTTTCAGGGGGGTGAACCATCTTAACCCCTTGGAATCCAAGGGACGAATAGCGGTGCTGTGGTAGCTTACCGGCATGGGTTGTTAGAGTCATCTGTTAGTCCTCGAATCCGGGCATCCGGACATTCTGAAACATTTGATTTTGAGGGGGCGGAAAATTAAAGTGCCCTTGTTGATGACTTGTTTGGAAGTGTTGTTGATCTGGGGGTGGGGGCAAGGGGGCTTGGTTTCTAATCCGAGGACCATCAATCTGCACAGTCCTCGTTACTCGGTAGCCGATTGCCTTAAGCCAATCTGTAATTCGATTCTTAGAAACTCGACACCCGTGAAGCTTATTAAACTTGGTGGTCATATCCCCAATGGATTCAACCCCGTCTTCTAACACACGATCTATACGTGGCTTAATGACAAGATGCACGTAGTCCTCCTCAAACATTACATGCGGGGCTCGGGCTCTAGGTTCTCTATCAACCCGTCGAACTCGTGCTGCGCGGGCTGCAATGGCAGCTCGCCCGCGTCCCGATGTGCTATTAGGAACTGCTCGGACTTCAGGAGCATTGGCCAGTCCTTCGGCTCCGTCAGATAAAACGGGCTGTAGTTCGCCAGCTTCGATCCCATCCTTAATCCGTCGATGTTTCTTAGGTAGTTGCATGGGTTTGCCTCGCGTGTTGCCAAATCGTAAATCATGACAACACGGTTAAGATAGTCTGTTCGCCAATCCTTGTCAAGCATAATGCTTGCGTGAGTGTAAGAAATGTTTATAGGGGGGTCGTTGTTAAAATCGGGAGCACGGTCCAAGTATTCGCCCTCTCCCTTGTACCAACGCATACACCGCTCTTGGTATTTGGCAATGGATGGTTCACCTTGGTAGACACGCTCTGGTTTTTTACCTGTTTGGCTATGCAATTCAGCCAAGCAATCCTCTATTGATCCACAAAATGGTTCCAGATAAGGAGCTTGGGCAGTCCACTTTATAACGTAGGGCCCAAGGTCTTGAATGTTTACAGGGCTGCGCATGATACGTCCCGCGACCCCCGTCCTCTTCCCTTCTGATTCCCAATGAAAGTCTCTATCGGCTTGGCCAAATTGAATGGATGGTTTCAAGATGGCCATGTGCATCATGCCCCCTATCTCTGCGTTGGCTGGGATCTGGGGGTATTGTTTATGGAGTAGTCCCCGCTCAAAGAACCACTCCAATGCATGGATGTAATGCATCGTTTGGAATTCTTCTTTCACGGTGGACAACCTAATCAGTGGGGGCCCAGCGGTCGTCTTTGCATCCACGATCCACAGCTTATTGGTCTTACGGTTGAGAAGAAGCAGGTCGAACTGGGTCACCTGACGACACTTTGGAAATCGTTCGTCTAACCATGTGAGTCGTAGTTCCGCGCCGATCTTTATGAAGTTGTCTTGCAATAGGTCGAGGGCGGAATTCTGATTGAGGCACGGCAAATTTTCAAAGGCATTATACCAAGCCCCGGCCATAGCCTGATCCAACTGCTCATTCTGAATTGCAGTAGCACGAGCTGTCTCCGAGATCCGCAGTTGTTTACAGATGTTGTTGATTTCTGTAAGCCGAGCAGCACACATTCGCTTATAGATTTGTGGCCGATCATCCCGATCAAAGAGGGCGAACAGAACATGAAAGTAGCTACCTCTAGACAGGGCTTCTGAATAGGAGAGCGCAGGGATAATTCCTAATCTACGCCGGAGGTAGTACCCAAAGGGATCTGAAAGTGCAGATCCGTAATCAGAAGAACGAATTGATGGGATACTTGCAGGTAGCCCTTCGGACTCAAGGAAGTGGCGGGCACTTCTTCCGCGATCTTTTGGAAGGGGGGCTGGGTTTACAACTGGGAACATCTTTTTCTTTTTCCTTGTCTTGTTGAAATTTTTCCCGGATATGAGTGAGGCGGTTGTACACGGACTGCGGGCTTTTCAATTCGAGTACATCGGCTATGCGGGTCATCGTATACCCGTCACAGCGCAACCTGATGATGGTCCATTCTTCTTCCGTCAAGTCAATAGGGAGACAAAAAGTTTTTTCAGTGGGGGCCGCAAGCTGTTCGTCACAGCTTGAATCTTTTGACAAGGGGATCTTTAAACGAAGACCCTTCTCCGTAAAGCGATAACCCCTTTCTTTCCAGTATGCATAATGCACTGCCCCCCATAAAAAGGCTTTAAGGAAAGTGATCACCGAAGATTTTTCGGCATCGTAAATTGTGGACAGGAGCCTGTTCGTTTGGATGTAGGCTTCAGATAGGATCTCGTCTGTCGTCCAAGCCGGGAATCTTTTTTTTCTAGAGACTTCTCGACTCCAGTAAATAAGATAACCTACGTGGTCATGAGGATTATCGCTATGCCGTTGATCCACGTTTGCAACCCCTGCTGGTTATCGACCGAGGTAGTTGCCTATTCCTCTAGCTTTATTATAACCAGTTGCCTCTTCAAATTCTAGAAGGGCTTGAGGGTGAACGCGCCTATCTCTAGAACCCGGAAGACGAATTCCTAAGAGTCTTCCGCTATCTACCCATTTAGCAACGGTGCGGGTCGAACAACCTAACCGCTTGGCAACTTGGCTGGTGGTCAACCATTTAGCCGGGAGATCTGCTGGAACTTGTAATCTCTGTAAATAGGATTTAGCTTTCATGACCCAGAGATTCCTCGTTTGATTCAACAAACGACGGCGGAACCAAATACCAGCCCTCAGGATATTCAAGGGGCTGAGAAGACTCTCGCCACTCTCCGTCAACGCGGTAATAGATTGCGCCGGAGACACGAGGACCAACACGGATGACCGAGTCTTCAGGAACGAGGACTGTCCTGCTTCCGCAGCCACTCGCGAATGCGAGAACCACCACGGCGCAGCCGAGCATGATCCACATCAGCATCCTTGGCAGTAGAGCCTCGCTCAATTCTGCGCTCAAGGAACGAAAAAAGCGCGAGCGCGAAGGAGGCAATGATTCGGTCGAGCATGGGGCATTCTCCTCAAACCAATCATCATACCCTTGGTTCACTTAGCACCCGCCTTTTCACTGGAGACATTGTTGTCCCGTGCAAAGAGCAGTCCGATGCCTGCAATCAAAGCAGCGAATGCTGTTTCCCATTGAGGCATAGTGGTGGGGTCATTATCAAACTGTGCTTGCACTGCGGCCAACACAGAAATGAGGATGGCGAGAATTCCGGCAGAAGTAGTTTTCCATGAAGTCATTTTGAATACCTTTCAAGACGGTCTAGTCGGGCAGAAAGTTGTGAAAGGCGATCATCGGTTTGTGTTCCCTTAAGGGTCAAACCGATATTGGCCTTTGCCAAATCGGACACAATGCTACTAAGTTCCTTTACTTGTTCACCGGTCTGGATTAATTGTTGATCCTTGCGGCCCATGTAGACAAGTATAGATCCAAAGACCACCAACATGGCTACAAATTGAGCCCACGTTGCAACAAGTTGAGATGTTTTTCTTTGCTCTTCGGTCATGAAAGAATTACTGCCTTTCGTTCGGGAGTGAGCAACCCCTGCATAACAAGATAATCCATCCCCCCAATAGTGGTAGGATCGTCGGATTTAATCTCTTGTGCAGCCGTGGCCAACGTAAGGAAACGCCATGCAACAGGATCAGTAAGTGCTGCTGCACGGATGCCAAGCAATTCCGCTTCCGTGAACCGCAGCAAGAACTGGTACGCAGTCCATACAGGGGGGACTACGGGCGGCTTGAACCGAGGGGTCGCGCCAGCCGCATAGGTCCAGCCCCGATCAAGTTCTTCACCCTCCTGCAATTCAATCTTGTGTGGAGCAGGGGTTGGAGGGAGGGTGTGTTCTTTGATTACAAGAACGCTGTTTGTTTCAAGGTTAACGTATGCGTACCAACTCATCGGACAACCTCCGAAAGAATGCTGAGGTGATCTACCATGATGCTTCCCCCGCCAGATGAGCTTCCAGCGGAACGAATAGCAACGTGCGGGGACAGCAAAACGCCGTTCATATCTACGCTGTGCGAAGTCGCCAACGTCCCTTTACTAATGGTGTGAACCGTTGCGCCACCAATTTTAATGGTGTATGTAATGGCGGCTCCCACAGTTTGAGTGATCAATTGAATCGTGCGCCACGCTGTACTCTTAGGCACCCCGGTAGAGAACTCGGCGTACCGAAGTTCCCCGATTTCAAAGTCACTTCCGGTGTAGCGCACCATCCAGTTTGGCATACTGGCGTTGATCCATACACAGATTCCGAGTGTGCCATACCCAAACGTTTCCAGAAAGAAGTCAACACCATCTGTAAAGCAAACCCCTGCTTGAAAATTTGCGGTTGCAGAGGGCAACGTATTCACACGCACAACAGCGGTTATGGTGTTGGAAGACAAAGATTGAGACACGCTGCTTCGACAAATGGTGCCGTTATTGAGAACGAAACCACCGATGGAAGCTGTGTTGCTCGACGAACTTCCGAAGGCACCGACAGCACAACTGGTCATCCCTACTTCCAAGACACCCGCACGGTCTACAAACACGCCGTATGCGGGGGCAAGGACAGGGCGGACGTAGCTGTTTCCTAGCGTGTAGGCATTGAAATCCCCGGTGCTATAGCCTTCCGTAACGGCGTATGCTTGCGTGATGAGGGGGATTGTGCCATCGGATCCACCGCCACCACCGCCAGCTGGGCCTGTCGGGCCGACCGGGCCAGTCGCGCCTGTCGCACCTTGGATACCTTGGATTCCCTGCGGGCCAGTCGCGCCTTGCGGCCCGGTCGCTCCCGTAGGTCCAGTTGGACCCGCAACGGTACTAGCCGCGCCCGTTGCGCCCGTTGCGCCTGTCGCTCCCGTCAATCCTTGAATACCCTGCGGGCCAGTCGCACCAGTCGCGCCCGTCAGACCTTGGATTCCCTGCGGCCCGGTCGGGCCAGTCGCGCCTGTTGGCCCCGCGGCCCATGTTCCATCTCCGCGCAGGAATGTGGTGTTATTAGCGGTACTCGTTCCAAGTCTGGCGGGCGCAATGAAGCCAGACACAACGGCACTCGCGTCATGCGTGTGAACTAGTGGGGCCGTTCCAATGCCACCAACGGTTGTGCCATCACCGATGTACAGTTGCTTGGTGTCGGTGGTGAACATAGGCTCACCCGCAACAGGAGTTACCGCTGTACGCTGTGCATTTGTTCCGCGTCTAACTTGTAGGGGCATGGGGAATCCTTAAAGAGATCCGAAATCTACGGACTCAATTGATGGAGTAAGGAAGGTTCCAAAATCTTTAGAGGTTGCCGAAGGCATAAGAAAGGAACCGAAATCAAAGTCTTCGGGAAGACTAGGAGAAACAAAAAAGAAAATGTTAGTGGCTTTAATAATGCTACGTCTAGATACATGACGAGATCGTTTTGAGCGCATGGTTCAACCTAGAAAGACACCCATCATAAAGAAGTTGGCCCCGACAGCTCCGTTCAGAGTTCCGTCCCCCGCGTTAATTGTGTAGGTCGGGTAGACGGGCGCAGAAGCGAGAGAAAGTACAATCTCTTGGCATCCGGTAGTTGCAAACTCCAAGCCTTGCCCAATCATCGGGCCATTCACAGAGCTGGTATACGCAGCAATTTGCGGGCTAGTTAGAGTGGTCGAGCTTGCAGTTGAATTGGAGATAGACACATCTCGGGGCAGAGCATAAGCCCCACCAACACCTGCTCCCGTAACCAGATTACGGGGAACAGAAGAGAACGCCGTTGCACTATGCACCGCTGTGGAGACATTAGAAGTTGTAAAATTCGAGGCGTAGGTAGGGAGCGGCATCCACATTCCGTGTTCCCGGACAGAAAATTGGGGTATCGCCAATGGTTGCTTTGTTCGGATCACATCATCAGGGATAAGAGCCTGCTGCATCTTCCCCGCAAGGGATGTGTTCTTCGTTTCTGGAAGCAGACCGAAGGGGATAATTTGAGGCGGTGTCCATCCTGAAAGATCGTTGATAAAGGCCACCGGAATTTCAGGTGTGCCTGTAGTATTCGGCACCGTATCTAGCACCAACATTGGAAAGACATAGATGCGGTCATAGGCAGCAGGAATCTTGACCGGGTAAACAGCATCGTCTAGGCGATTCACCCACGGAAGAAACCTAGTTGCAGTAAGGGTAGGTGCGGGAAAGGCGGCGGTAGTCTGATTCGAACTGGTGTGGGCAGTAGAAGACCGCACGTGATAGAGAACAAAGGGGGACGAGGCCAAGGTGGCGGTTGCACCGAAGGCGTAATTAGCCGGTTCAACTGTGCGGAATACTTGAAGGGGGGTGTTCGGCATTGGTAATAGCTCCGTTGATTAAGAGTCTTGCGACTTCTTCCCCCACTGATTTGCGTTGTTCGGGGGTTGCGGCGGGGAGGTAAAGGATTTGAATGCGACGTTCGAGACAGATCCTGTGAAGGGCATCGACCACCAGCCAAGGGTCATAATCTAATTGTGACCGGGCGGTACGGACTAAATGGGCAACAGACCCTTCGAGTATTAGTATCGGATGAGAACACTCCAATCGCAAACGATCACAGGCAGAGACGAATCGCTCTCTCCCGCTAGGGGTCAACAGATTGGACGCGAGTTCAAGAAGATGCTTCTTCCGTTCAACAAGAACCCGAGACTCAAAGTCTTTTAGTGCGTAGTCCCCGGTTTGAAGGCGTTTTTTTACAACCGTAAGGGAAACGGTACAGGTTTTCCGGGCACACGGAAGATGAGTGTCATCCAACATGACAATGTGCGCGGGAAATATGAGCGGTGTTTTCTCCCGATCATCCTGAAAGATGGTCCAAGATTTGATCATGCAAGAACAGATCTTGTTTCACGGTCCACGCGGGATAGGACTTCCTTGATCCGCGATTCCGCAATACGGAAGGCCGCAGAAATTTCAGGGATGGTAAGCACCCGAGAAGCGTGAACAATCTGCTTTTCAATTCGGCCACCGGGCTTGACCAATGGGTTGGTCGGAGCGTTATGCCGACGAGCGAGATCAAAGATTCGCTTTCGGGATAGCCCTACCTTGATGGCAACCTCTGCTGCATTATGACCGCGCTTAAGGAGGTGGATTACTTCTTTGTGGTTAGGTTGCATATAGGCTCATAGATGGTTCGTTCATAACGAATGGGGATACGTCGCCCCAATCTTGTGCATAGTTTACACCAGTACCCCTCCTCTGTCACGTAACGAAACGATTCCTTGAACAACATATCTAAGCGGTCAAGGGCTTGAGTGTTTTTAACATCGAAGTAGATGGCATCGTAGACGTTTAAGCACATCAGAATATCGGGAGCTGCTGCGTTCAGTGGGGGAAGAGAGTGGTGTAGGCGGTGTTGAATTCGCAGAAGAACATTACCGGCTGTGCATTGAATAGGCATATTGACAATTTCGGAAAGGTCATAAGCATCTCCCCCCATGAAGCGGCGGGATTGCCCGATGAAGGGGAGATCTATAAACCCTTTAGCTCGTGTCTCTTTGATCAGCTGTTCTTGCCAACGCCATAACCCCGGCCTTGTAAGCGCACGGGTTCGGACAATGTTCTCGCAGATCGAAAGCGGCACCACAATCCCAGTCATTTTAAATACTTGGGTTTGTAGAGTCGGTGCTCCTGCCCGGAAGAGATCTCCGAAGTTCGCACCCTTGGCGGCTTGTCGATAGATCGTTTTAAAGTCCGGGTCGTCTGTAATCTGGGGCCCAAATACTTGAAGGGCCCGACCAGTATGTAAATCCAGTGGGGGTTCAGCAAGAAACGCAGAGCACAAAGCGTCATCTCCAGAGAGAAGGCCCGCGACCACCATTTCTATTTGAGATAGGTCGTAACCAACGATACGGCCCGTTGACCACCGGCTACGGTAGTGGCGTTTAATTTCCGGCGGATCGGTTTGATGCCGAAAGTTTTTACAGGTGATACGCCCCTGTAAAGTTCCTCCCTCTCCCCCCGCGCCATCCTTAGAAGCAGTGGGGGTTACAAACCATGTAGGGTAGGAGATAGCAACGGAAGATTTAGGACGACGAATAAGGCGACTAGATTTATTGGTTGGATCTTTACGTTGATGGCGGAGCAGCGGGTAGAAGTAGGAGGACAGTAACTTTTGGAGGCTAGAGTATTTACCTAGGATTTGAAGAAGAGATATAAGATGTGCCGCAACAGGTGTTTGTATGTTCGTTAGCTGGGCAATGAACAGTTGCCTATTGATATCGTTGACTGCTACCTGCTTACGGGTTTCAGTTAGTTGAAAGAGGGGATGAGATCGGATGTCTGGGTTTTCTGTTTCAATAAGGAGACAAGATTCTTGGAGCAGTCCCAGTTTGGATGCGGCAGAACCCTTGCCCTCAAGGATTAGATCGTGATCTCGGGCTTGTCCCACGAGCTGTGACATCTGGAGCAACAGGCTCTGTTCATGACCCACAAGGCCGTCGTAGTCCATGGGCAACCCCGCCTCTGACATCCGGATAACGGTCCAGATCGTGTCGCTGTAGTGGGTGATGCACTCGGGGCTGAGTTTGTCAGTGTCGGGGTAGTCGGAACGGATTCGGCGGGCGAGCTCGGCGCAGGCGAGAAGGGTGTTGTGGGTGTCGGCTGCGTTGTATCGGTGGAGCTCAGGGGATTTGGCATCATGATATCTCTTGGTTCTATCTAGTTGTTCTTGGGGGTAGGCGTGGGTGCCAAGGATAGGGCCAAGCGATTTCAGAGATCGTTCAGGACGTAGTTCTGAATGAAGATAATTCAGAACCGAAAGATCAATAAGAACTTGATTGGATAGATGGAAGCGAAGATCAGGCTGGGACCGGAGGTAGAGCAGATCGAATTGCAGGTTCATGCCAAGGATGGTGTGGGCATGAGTGAGCCATCGGGCTAGATGAACTCGATGTTCTGGTCGGTGGAGTTGGAAGACGAAGGTTGGCCCGGGACGAAGGTCGGCCAGTTGTACATCATCAGTGGCAACTGTGATTGAAACGGATTGAACCAGATCACGAAGTCGGCATCCGTCCACATCAACTGATCGGGCAGGATGGAAGACGGTTTGGTCGGGGAGGAGTTGTCCGGAGACAGAAAATCTGGTGATGCCATAGGTTTCAATGTCCAAGGATATGGTATGGGGATCGGGCCGGTTGAATGTCTGGTTCGGTAGGGATTGGGGCGATCCCCTTAATCGTGGAGGTAAGCAGTTCAATGTGGTCTTCAACGGTATGGATGAGAGAGTTGTTGCGAAGGATCGCTGCGGGATGCAGCGTTGTGAAGACCGAGGCAGAACGGCCTAGGATTTGGCGAAGCTTTCCGTTCTGGGAGATAGATGCTTTATGGGAGTAACGTAGATTTAGATGGAGCCGATGGAATTGGGATGTTGAGGATGACCCTAGAAGTAGGATGAATATCGGTTGATCTGGATGGCGGGTGAATATGGTTGCGAGATCGTCCCGGTGATGATTGAAACAGGACTTGTAGTCTTTGGATTTAGCGTCAGGTTCCGGACCGCAGCGTGTGAGATAGGTGCCATAGATTGTGCATAAGGTGGATAGTTCGGATAGAAGAATGTCCCGAAGCAATCGCCCCGGTTTACCAACGAAGGACTCGGCGTGTATATGTTCGTGATACCCGGGAGAGGGACCGATGCAGACGAGGACGGGCGCGTCCGGCCCCGGCAATCCCCACTGGGTAGTGGGAACGCCGGGGTTTCGGGGCACCAGTTCCCATCGACCGCAGGCACGGCAGTCGGGATGTGATGGGAAGACGGGCAGGTTCACTCGGTGTTCTCCTTGAAGCAGTCCCATCCCATGATTTCCGCGCAACCTTCGGGAGTTGTGACTTCAACAGTTTTGCCACCGACACGGCGAAACACTCCTCCTATATGGATGCTCATTTTGCAGACGCTTTGCCTTGCCTCGTCGCGCTCAGTGCGCATTCGGTCACGGTCGTAACTCGCTCCTCGATATGCCAACATAGATCCGTCAAGGTCATTCCGTAGCCGTTCGATTTCGTCTTCGTAGGCGGCTTCTCGACATCTTGCGCGAAATCCGTAGCCACCCTCAATGTCGCGTAGCCGCTCGATCTCAGCGGTGGCGGAGGCGAGGGCACGACGGTAGCGGGTGGACTTGGTGGTGCGGGCGAGGGCGGCGAGGTCGTTGAGGTCGGTGGGTTCAGGGTTCATTGTCTACTCCGTCGGAGTTGGAGCCACGGTCGCAGTGGTTGATGCAGTCGGTGGGTCGAGCGATGTTGTCCCAGTCAGCGTTGGCCCGGTAGAACCCGGTGTACGAGGGCTCACGGGGCAGGTCGTGGTGGGTGAGCAGGTCTTCGAGGTCGCGGTTGAAAGCAACAAGCTTCTCGTGGTGGACGGTGTCGGTGAAGGGGGGGAAGGCGAGGCGGATGTGCTGGACGTTGTGGGTCCAGTTAGATTCCTGCTTACGCCACGGGTGATTCTTGGCGGGGATGTTGGCGGTCATGGTGGTTCCTTGGTTGGGAGAGGGGTGGTCGCATCACCCCCACTGCTAGCTGTTACTTCCTGTCTTGGATTAAAGCTGCGGCGAGTTTCTTATAGTCCAAGTAGTGGACTATTTCGGCATTGTCTACTTCCTTAGCGATCGCATAAGGGGAGACGTAAGTAGCAACGTTTGCGGGTTCGATGAAGTCAATGACCCGATCAATAAATTTAGAGGACTCTAGGTGCTTGGTCATTTCCCGTTCCATAAACTCCGCGACCGCATGCGTAGTCGGCAAGGTTAAAGAATCCTTTGACTGAGCGGCCAAGATTTCTTTGACCTGCGCAGCGATTAAATCTTGCACGAAGGACATGCCGAAGATCTCTCGAATAAATCCCTTGAGAGCGAGGGCTTGCGTAAGTTGTTCTTCGATATGGCTGGTCATAGTTGTGCCTTGTTAGGATGCGAGAATGGAGAAGACGATATACAAGAAGGACGCGATGTAAAGGGTTACGGGGTTAAGAAACCTGAAGGGGTTAGGCGTTGGCCGTTTCAATGTTCTCCCTGCGCCAGTAAATTCTTCCGCTCCGCGTCGGGGCAATAAGTGGGGGCGACGAACATGAATACTTTGTTCGCTTCTTCTTCGTCATTCAGTAGGTAGTTACGCACCATGCGTGATGGTTCATGATTCGTGAAGACTCGAAATAGGTACTCGTGATATTCCCCGGGGGTAAGGACTTCGCGTATGGCGGTACCTTCCGGGGTCAGGACTTTGGTTAGTTCGAGTGACTGGCCCCAACCGAAGGTGAATATAAATATGGCGGTGAAGGATTCCCCCTTGCGAATAGGCTCGTCAATGGCGCAGTGGACTTCCCCGTCCATCCCGTACTTGTGGACTTGACAATCAAAGATGTCGCATTTAGATGCCATTGGTGGCTCCGATGGTGAGGCGAACGGCACGTTCACGGGGCGTGAGGACATGGCCGTGGGGTAGGTAGTTGACGTAGTCGGTGTCGTCCCAACAGGTGCGGCAGGAGTTGTCGGAGCAGGAACCGCCGAGCATGGACTTGGGGCAGTTGCGAATACCGGGTAGTCCACTAGACATAGAGACGGTTCCATGTCCTAGGCCCGGTACCACGGGAGGAACGTCGTCGAAGTTAAGGGCGGATGGACGGACGCAAACATTCTCGCGAGAATGCAAGGCGGACAGGGCAGGAATCCAATGGGGAAACCTATAGGTTCTTGTTGGAAACCAGAAGCGGGTACCGGGGCACCGATCCACAATTCCGATCCATGTTAGGATGGACGAAAGGTGGTGAAAGTCTCCGCTGTCGTGAACACGAAACCACCTTGTTCCTTCGTTGTGTAAGAAGCGGACAAGGATATCGGCAAAGTGGCCGGGGTCGGACTTGAAGAAGGCGAAGCGGGCTGCTTGTGATTCTTGGACGTTCCGGAATAGGTAGTTAGCCTGTTGGGCGTAGCAAGAATTGCAGATTGAGTTAGGCCCACGATGTTCAGCGGGACATGCGCCCGCCTTTCCTGCGGGCAGGGACCATGACCAACAAGACATGGCTGTTGTCCATGATAGAAGGGAGTAGGACTTCCCGTTGTGTTGGAAGCGGGGAGAGGATGAAGCCAACGTTGTCTCCGTTAGGGGTGAAAGAAAGTCCGGCGGTCGTATCGCCGGGGTAAGGGGTAGAGTTAGTTGGGTAGATCGGCTGTCCAGTCGCTGTCGTCAAAGCGAGCATCGACAAGGGCGCGGCAGGTGCCGTCGAGGATGCTAGAGAGTCGAGCGGTACGGCGTTGCGACTCTCGGGGAGACTCGGATAGTTTCTCTACTTCGGTAAAGGCGTTGAAGAGGGACCAGAGGTTGTTGCCCTTTAGGGCATTGTGTCCCCCGGGTCCGTCTTCGCGGTTGAATTCTTGCCATACACGAGGGAGAAGCCGACCATTTGTGCCCCCTTTAGTGAGGGCAGTCATGCATAGATCGGCGGCGTTGCGCCGCACAGTTATTGGGTCCGTTCCTAGGTAGGTAGACTTCCACCGTTCTACTTGTTGCTCTGTGTCTTCAAAGTATCCGGGCAGTTCAGCGATCTTGTCGATGCAAAGACGCGGGAAGTCCCGCATGATGTTGGTAGTGTGTCTCCGGCTGAATTTCACTACGGCATTGTCGGCACGGAAGGCGAGGTTGTCGCAGACAAGGACTCTGCTACCAAGAGCCGCTTGACCCGCGAACACCATACGGTGACTGTTACGCAGGCCTAGGACATGGCAGAAGTCACCGTTTGGACTAGTCCGGGACAAGTCGAGAACCCCGAAATAGTCCTCTCCTCCCTTACCCATAAGGGCATGCTCTTGGCGTGTAACGGTGTATCCGTGGTACGCAAGAGCCTCTAGCACCATGTCAAGTAGATAGCGGTGTGGAATTGGATGGTGAGTGGCGGTCGATCGGGGGGTTACGACATTCGTGATGTCAGCGAGGGATGCGGAGTAGCCACCAGCATGCAACATAAGTTTAGACATTATCTTTGTCTCCGAAGGGTTCATGAGGAAACCATATCCGCTGGCCCTTCTTGCAAGCGGATATAGCGATAGCCTCGACAAGCGCACACGCGCCACTGTCGAGGATTTCGAAGTCGAAGTTATCCCCTTTGTCCTCTAGCACGGACACAAGGTAGAAACGATTAGGGGGCATGTCGGGATCATTGAGAATCCTCGCTTTATGAGGACTGAATATGACGAAGTCGGAGGTGTTGAAAGTGGGTTGGTCTGGCACAGTTCTCCATTGTACACAAGGTTGCGAAGTAGTAAAGAGGTTAGAGAGATTGTTAAGTGTTTCCGGGGGGTGGGTCGGTGACATCGTCTAGATAGCAGTTGAAGGGGTGGCTTATTCGGTATTCGAGGGAGGCGATGAGGTCGCGGGTAAGTTGGTCGGCGTATTGATCGGGGTCAACGCCATCGGAGCGGCAGTCGTCGTCGGTAAAGTCGATGGTTAGGCGCACTTCGGCGCGGTAGGTTCTATTAGTCATGGGTGATGGAGTCGAAGCAAGAGGGGCAGATGCGGGAGATCAAGGCTTCGCGGTCGTCGCGGTTGAGGTAGGGGAAAGCGTGTTGCATTAGTTGGTTTCTATTCAAGGCGGCTAAGCCGGAGAGCCAGTCGGCTTCGTGAATGTCGAAGCGATGGGGGCGGTGACACTCGCAACAGTTCACGGTAACGCGGACTAAGTCAATGTCCGTGGGGTGGGGATTGAAGGATATGGGGTCGATGGTCATGAGTTGGCTCGTAGGGGGTGAAAGAAAGCCCCCTGCACCTTGTGACGGGTGCAGGGGGCCGGGGACAAAGGCGGGTGGGTTAGTTGGTGGCAGCAGTTGGACAGGGAAGAGGACGGGGGAGCGAGGAGTCTCGGTTGGAGACTTCGGGGAGGTTCTCGAAGTTGTTTATACTGACGTGCTCCTCCATGTCGTCGTTAGGGGGGATGAGGGTGACGGTTTCGAGGAGGACGTTGGTTTGGAGGTGGTGGAGGAGGTCGTCGTCGGAGAGGTGGTTGGTGCTGTGAAGGTAGACGTTCCAACAGGCGAGGCCGTTGATGATGTCGGCGAGGGAGGCGGTGCCGGGGTCGATGCCGATCATCTTGAGCATCTTCCAGTTGGTGGTATCGGTGGCAGCGCGGTCAGCGGCCATAGCGGCTTCCCAACGCCCGACGTTGTGGTGGGATTGGTAGTCGGCGATTCGACGTTCGCGGTCGGCGGCGAGGTTTGCGAACACGAGAAGGGGATTGGTCGTTGTCATTGGCGTTGTCTCCGCATGGTTTGGTGGGTTGGTGTCGTTGCCCCATGCAAGCAACGAAACCATAGTGAAAGAGAAAGCCCCCCGTCTCGGGCAGGAGACGGAGGGCCGGAGACTGCAGGGGGTTCAAAGGGAGCCGGTATCGGCGGGTACACCGTCGTAGTCTCCCGCCCATTCAACTTCGACTTCGGGGGCGGGAGTCGGTAGGTTCGGTTGGATAATTTGAACGATGTCCCCCGGGCAAACGAAAGCATAGGGGCGGTTGTACTTATCCGCGTAGAAGCGACATAGTTCCGCCGCTTCCGCGTACCAACGAACACGAGCGATAGGGTGGATGTACCCTAGGGAGTATATAGCGAATTCGTCACCCGGTGAGCAATTTGAGCCGTGATGGGGTGCTATGTATGTTCCAACGAGATAGAAGGGATTCAATTTCGTGTCTCCGATTTGGGGGTTTGTAAGGGGTTTCGTAGTGCGTGAACGGGTACTAGGAAAGAGAGAAACAAAGAAAGGGGGGGAGAGCGGTTGCCCTCCCCCCAAGGGGTCAGAAGGTGACCGGAGCACCTTCGGGTGCAACCGCTCCCGCTGGTTTCAGGTAGATCCGTGATTGTCCTACACGGTCGCCCTCTTTGACGGCCAGTTGCATCATCACCCCGCCGACGTTGATCATCGGAGCGTCCAACTTCAGGGTTCCGTACCGGGTGTATGTCACTTCCGACTTCCCCTCCGGGGTGAAATTAGCCGTCAACCCTTCGCCAGCCAACAACCGCAGCGTTACCACCCATCCGGTTCCTGCGGAATTCTGCTCCACCGTCGCTCCGACTTGTGAGAAGTTCACCACAGGAGCGATCATCATAGCCTTCGTTGCATTCTTTGCCATTGTACTAGTCTCCATTAGAGTGCTATTGCTACCCTAACAATAAGGGCGGCGACACTCTAGGCCTTACGGTGGAGCATGCCCCGGGGTGAAGTGAGCGTAAACCCTTGGAAATGCTGGACTTACAACAAACCGAAATTCTCTTTGCGTGCTTACTGCCCCCGATCCGTGTCGTGTTATCGGACTCCGTTGCCCCTGTGACGCAGCGCACCCCCCCGGAGGCCCCCTGCTGATGGCCACAATTTGCGGGGGAAAGACCCTTTTTGTCTAGTAATTTTTTCACTGACAACCACTGACAACCCTGCCTGTCAGTACGGACCCGCATTTGCAGGGTGCCAGAGGGGTTTATCTATCCCTTTTTCCCTTACTGACAGGACTGACATATATTTCCAAAGAGATAGGGGTATAGATATACAGAGAGTTTTGTTGTGGGAAAAGTCTGTCAGTACTGTCAGTCATTAATCCAGCTCATCTTCTTTGTCCTTCTTCAGCGAAAGACCCCCTAAAACGCGCGTTCCTTCAACACCTTTCCTGATCCTGCTTAGGTCCCAACTAGATTCCGCCTGAATTTTACTTACCAGTTGGTTGTCAGCCACATGCATTTTCACGTTATTGGACTTGCACCAGTCTTTCCATTCCCTCCGAACAAGGTCATTGGACACAAATCCGGCCTTGTTCTTTAGAAACCGGGCCTCCAAAAAATAGTCAAACGGGTTATTGACCAAGTGATATTCTTTAACAACGCGCAACCCGTTATCAGTGGGGGTAAACTTCAGCGCGTCCGGGGCAGCTTCCAATCTTATAGCTCCCTGTAGGGCCCAATAGGCAATCCCTGCTAGCTCTCCTTTAAGTACATCCATAAGGTTGTGCTGCTCCTTGCCTTCAAAACTTTTCTCAAACGGAAGCACCAACATCTTGCCGCTGAGTCCTCTGCCCTTATTTGGCAACTGGGGAATTTCATTAGCTTGCACCCAAGGGGCGGCGTTGACTACAACATTTCTAGTTTGCCTTTTGTACTTCGCATTAATGCTAATGGGATCGCGTCCTAGTACGTTCTTCAGTACACGAACGGCGATTTCCCCCTCCCTTGAATCAAGTTCGCTGACCTCTGAAATGCATAACACTTTGGCAAACTCCATCCCGTCTAAGCCAAAGCTTCCGGCAATCTCATCTAGGCTGGTTCCTACAAATCCGGTTCCCCCAACAAGCCAACGCATCACGGTGCTGATCGTTCCCTTGCCTGCCCGTATTTTCCCGTGAAACAACATCCACTTGGCGTACCTTCGGTGGCTCATCATTGAGTAGCCCATCCACCGCTGTAGTAACTCGACCCATACAGGATCTCCCCCACTCCATTCCCGCAGGCATTGTTGCCATCTGGGGCACACCGCTGCAGAGTCAAGATCTACATCTACGACGCAAGGATCAAACCATTCTGGACCGCGTGGCACAACCACAAGAGTTTCCGAAAGGGCACTGGCCTTGATATCCACAACGTAATCCCGAAACGAAATCGAACAGTGGGGGTCCTCAAGAGTCCCTTCTAATTCAGGTCGTAACCATTGAGGAACATCTGTTCTAGCAACACGACACAAGGCTTCTAAAGCGCGAACAATCCCATTTACCTTGAACTCTGTTGGGCCAAATCGTTCGACTATTAATCCTGCAGGATCATCACTGACATACAGATCCTCGCTCCACCGCCAGACAGCATCCTCTAGCCACTGCTTATCTCGCTGCATCCACCTTCCCCCGTACCATTCAAACAAACGGCCTTGAACTTCTTTAAGTCCAAGACCTTCTTCAAAGCCCACCTTAAGCATGGCCCGTGCAACTTTTAATGGTTCAAGAGTGCGAAGGGGATTTTGTTGTGTACCCAGAGTCATTCGACTATCCTTCCAACAGGAGTCTTAGATGCCTAACGAATTTTCGCCCACTAACCCACTGCAATTTTCACTTACTGATCCACGAGCTTTCCTTGATATTTTGGCTTCCCGTGCTGCAGCCAGTGGTGTTCCTATGGGCACAGGACAGAAAAGGGTAAAGGCTTCTCCAGTCCCTGCAGCTCCGCCAGCGACCCCGCCTGCTGCCCCGGCAAAGGGAAAAACAACACCCAAGCAGACGTTGCCCACAAATGCGGCAGATAGGCTGAAAGCTGCAAAGGCGGCTGTAGAACAAGCACGAATGGCCGATTTAACTCGCCTACAGACACTAGCTCAACAAGGATATGAAATTGATCCTCTGACTGAGCGAAGAGCTATGGAGCGATACCAAAATAGAATGCGGGGCATTGTGGCAGAAGAAAATCTGCTTCAACGTCAAGGGCTCTACAAGCAACAAATTCGAGATCGGGTTTCCGAAAACAAAGCAAAAAAGCTAGAACGAGGTGTTGCGAGAGCGGGGGCTAAGGCTGTCCCGCAGTCTACACCAAGTCCGGAAACTACACAAGATACAAGTATTGAAAACCCAGAACAAGTTCTAGATTCTGTTCCCCCGGTCCCAGTTCCGGCCTTGGCCCCAGTTTCGATCCCAGTCCCGGCTTCGGTCCCGGTTGCGCCTCAGGTTCTGGCCTCGGCTGCTCTTGACCAAGCAATAGCTCAAAGCCCCACGGGACAACTAAGTTCTCTAGCCAATAACCCGCTAGGTTATCGTGCAGATTATGGAGCACAACAACCGCTTGATCAATTGTTGGGGGAGCTTCTTCCTGAACAACGGGCGATGGTGCAATCACAGATGGCCGCTAATAATCCTTACGGATATCAGCAAAGTATTGGGGGCGGCGTACCAGTTAAGCGGCAACCAGAGGATTTTGGAACAACTCTTAGAAAAGGAAACAACGAGGCAGTCCGAAGGATAGAAAATTTCTTGTTTAGTTTACCTGTTGTGCAATCAACTTTTGCACCCGGTGGAATTCTAGGTCCACCATTGCCTCCCGATCTGGCTCAACGAGCTGTGGACCGGGCGATGACTCCAAACGAAAGGGCGATGGCCCAAGCCCAACAAACGCAGGGTGCTATGCAAGGAGCCATTCAAGATATGGCTGGCTTTGGAGCTGGTGCTGGGTCAAGGTCCATTCCTTCGGGGGCGATTAAACAGACCACCATCAACGAAGGTCCGGTCCTTCAAGGCCGTACTCCTAATGTTGCTGAATCTGCAAGGCCTTCACCTACTTATAGGTTTAACGATTTAACTGCTCAACAGCAAGGGGATTTAGCGGCTCTTTCTGAATGGGGTAGCCGAAGTGTTCCTTCTTCTCCCCCTTTAACAGGGCCAAATCCTCAGCCTAGTGTAGGTATGTTACCCCCTAATATGAATCGGGGCGTGTTGAATGTGACCCCGGGTAATCAGGGGCAAATTAGAGATCTTCCTGTTATCCAAGAACCGGTGGTACGCGCTCCTTCTCTTGTAGATTCTGTACGCCCAAATATGCCTGTTGATGTTGTACCTTCTCTTGCACCTATTGGTTCGATTTCTAAACCTTATCCCCGGACCCAAACTACTCCGGATGGCCAAGGTCTTTTACCGGGAATTTCCACAGCTGATGCACCGGCTCTTAGGCCTTATGAAATGCCAGTGCCTCCGGTCAATCAAATTCCAAGGCCCGAGATCAATGAAATTTTGGGTCAATTGATCTTCCCTTCTAATTTTTCTCAGCTCAAACCAGTTCGTCCTTCTGTCGTCCCAGCTGAAGCACCTCCAACAACGCCTTCCCCTTCAAAGTTTAATTTTACAGAGGGTCTAAAGCGAGGCGCAAAGGGTTTGATTGAAGGTTATAAGTCCGGCGTAGCAGAACGTAAGAAGCAGGAAGAAGCAGCAAGACTTGCGAAAGAAAAAGCTAAGAGTCAAGGAAGCTCTTAAGGAAGTATTCGGTATCAAATGACCACGAAGAAGCGCAAGGGAATGTCATTTAGTTTGGGAGGGGGACTTCGGTGGGTCCATGAATCTCGTTTCTGTGACGAGATGCAATTGACCCCCACTGCTTTCCGGAAGTTGTGTCGGGCCCTTGGGGTTCCGATGCTGCACATTCATGATGATTGGCTGGTCAATCTGCATATGTTTCGTATCGGAATGTGGGCGGCTTGCCGGTTTGGCCAAAATGATTTTTTGGTTCCGGGTTGTACAGAGATTGCAAAGGGTAGAAAGCTTGGGCGTACAAAATCCAAAATGCTCTCCCGGGAATACATCGAAGCCAATTTGCCGATGCTTGTTGAGGAAGTGTGCAAGGCCCGTGTTATGGACGGCATTGAACTCGAACAACGCACCATCGAAGAATCCCAAGACGCTGCTCGTCGCATGCTCAATCTACTAAACCCAAGGATTCCCTAATGGCCGCAAAGAAACGATTTAACCTAAGGGCAGAGCACAAGAATCCCAGTGGGGGTCTTAATGCTAAAGGCCGAACGGCTTACAACAAAGCCACAGGAAGTAATTTAAAAGCTCCTCAGCCGGAGGGCGGTTCTAGGCGCGATAGCTTTTGTGCACGAATGGAAGGGATGAAGAAAAAGTTGACATCCCGAGAAACGGCACGGGACCCAAACAGCCGGATCAATAAAAGCCTGCGGGCGTGGAGGTGTTAAATGGCTAAGAAGAAAGACCTGTTGGACATGTTGATGGGGCCCCCTAAAAAGGAACCTAAATACAAGAGTCTTAAGAAAAAGAATGGGGAAGAAAAAGAAGAAGAAGAAGACGAAATGGACGAAGGGTGTAGTGGACACTCTAAGGGTATTGAAATGCGTATTTCACTTCTTCTTCCTGCAGCATTGCAGGCGAAGTAGAAGTTGTTGATTTTATTTTTAAACCGCATCCCCTTGTTGGGGAGCTAACAAAAGGAGTGGTCATGCCTAAGGTTAATGGAAAGAAGTTTCCGTACACATTGAAGGGGAAGACTGCCGCGAAAGCTGCAGCTAAGAAGATGCCTTCACATATGAAGTCAATGCGCCCTAAGGGTGGTAAAGTTTAAAATAGGGATTGCGTAATGGCTCTGGACCCTCGTCTTCTAAAACAAATGGAAGCTGTTGGAATTGGACTTCCGTCCGAGGGCGGTGGCTTTCAATTAGGCCAACGGGAAAAACGTCCGGGGGGTCCAGTCCCATTACGTCCATATCCGGGGCAAGGAACTTTGCTGTCCAACCAGCGAAAGAATCTTGCTTCTAATTTAATGCCAGAACTTGAAGATGCCTTAAAGGGGATTGTTGAAACGCCCTTTCAAGAAACTTTTGGTTACAGCCGAGCCCCTATAGGAAATTTGGTTGAGCCGTTCTTTACAGTTAATCTTGTAAAGGACCTCCCCTTTGAGCATTCAGCTGTTTATCCTATTTTAGGGGACCCTAAAGAAACCGACCATTTCTATCGGAACTTGGGGAATAGGTTGTCTAGCGGAAAGTACCCCACTGTCCGTGCGGATATTCAGGAAGTTTATTCTGATCTCCGAAGATTCAACAAAGATTACAGGATGGTCATAGATCTAGGATTGGCAAGGGGTCCGGGCTTTCACGCCCCAACTGTTGATGCAGCCTTTAAACATGGCATATTGCTTGAGTCAATGGCCACGCATCCAGAAGCTGCAAATATGGGGTCGGTTCAAAGAAGCAACAGTATTATGCGTTTGCATTCCCAACTAGCCGCTCTAAAGGCTAAAGATGTTCGCGCGGGGGGGCCTTTACTTGCTCAAGCAATTCAACAATACCGCAATCTTATTGGCCCATCTGTAGGTTTAAGGGCGGGTCGAGGAGTTGATCGCGTTTTGTTTTCGCCAACCCTAACGTCTCAAGATCCCGTTCAGGCTCGGGCCGTTGCTGTTGCAGGGAAAGGTATTAGGGAACAAGACCGGGCTAATTTGCGAGCTTTAATTTCCCCCCAGATTGAAAAACAAACTCCTGTTCAAAATTTTGAACAACTAGAGAAGTTTGTAAAGTCAAACATGGAACCGGAGGACTGGCGTATTTTGCAGTCTTCAATGGGCCCAACGAGCCGGATGGATCCAAAGAAAAGGGCGGAAGTTTTAATCCGAGAATTAAAAAGCACGTTGGAGTTTGAAGGCCGTTATCGTGCCTTGGCCGATAGGGCATTAGAGGATTACGCAAACACTGGTAGGCCAGTTAAAAAAGTAAAGTCAAAGCCTGTCGGTAAACAACGTCTCACAAAAGAAGCAGTGGAGGCGGGCATGATTAGCGAGGAAACTGCGCTTAAACGATTGAAGGCCTTGCAGCGAAAGATGAAACCGGTTACAGGCGGGGGCCCAAAAAATCTTGCTTTGATCATGGCTCTTGCGGGAATTTTGTCTGCTGGATTTATGGCTATGAATGAGCAGGAGGCTTAAATAAATTGGCAAAGCCGTCAAAGAAACCAATTATTGAAAATGGGGAAGATGTTATTCGCGCAATGTTTTCTATTGATGGTGCTGCAGCGGCAATTCAAAGATCGGGCTTTGATGTTGAAGAAGAGGTGTCAATGTATATTGACATAGCCCGTAACTCTCTAGAAGACAACACAAGACTTTCCGCGCTACAAAGATTGAATAGGCGTGTACGAGAAATTGCGGAAGTGAACGGTATGATCTCCACTGGATCTGTTAGGATGGTATCCCATGAAGAAGATGGAACCCTTGTTGAACAAGTCCGGTCTGAATCCCGAATCCTCTCACAGGTTCGAGGACTCACGCTCCCCGGAAGTTCACGCATCTCAAATCGAGTATTGCCCCCAGCTGCCCAAATCAATCACGGACCTCAACCAGGTTTTGATGCGGTTGAGAAATGAAGACTTTGCGAATTGGGGGGCTTACGTTCTAGAAGACATTGGAATTGTGGAGGTGGATCGGGCTATTGAGTCGATCTCATCCTTTGGGGAATCAATTCGCCAAGAACTTTGTAGTCCTGCAGGAATACTGAATGCAAAGTGGACGGAGGTTGCTTTGCGTTTGTACGTGTTGTCCCCCTCCACAACGAATCCCAATGCGATGCTTGCTTCGTTGTGTCAACTTTCAGCTGCACTTCTTTTTACGGAGGGTCGTCATGCCCCAACCCGATATCGAACAACGTCTTGAAGAACTCCGAGAATTTTACCCCTCGGATGAACACCAAATTTTAGACGAAGCTCTAGAGACAATTAAAGAATTGCGTCGTCGAGTTCGGAGGGTCACCTATGGACAACGTATGCAAGATGAAATTCAAGAACTTAATCCTGAAGCTCAATTCCTAGAGGGTATGGATGAAGCCCTTGTTGGATACGCAGTTCAGTGGGGATCCCCCCCTCTGCCAGTATACGACGGCGAGAAAATCGTTGAAATTTTGGCAAAGGACATGGGCTTTGAAGAGGCCGCTGAACACTTTAGCTTCAATATCGAATGTGCTTATGTAGGGTCCGGAACACCGTTGATTCTTCATAGGCCGGAGCTTGACTAATGGATATTAAAAGGATTCCCGCTCGTGAGCAGGGCAATCCAAACTATCCCCTTCCTTCCGATTACGATACTTTAACGGATGCGGGTCAAAGACAAGCACGAGTAAATGCTTGTAGACAATGGTTGTTGCCGGAAGACAATCTTGAAAAACGAGGAAACAACCTTGTTGCCTCTGTTTGGTTTTTTGACCGGTTCTATTTGTGGCCGGATGAAGAAGCCGATTTTAATCCTTTGTTTTATGACGACACTCCCCTAGAGACTCCGGACTTTCACTGGGTTCTTCTTAGGCAGTGGGCTTCTTATCGGCTTACCGCAGCTGTTGCACCACGCGGTTCAGCGAAGTCATATCTCAATTGCAAAGACATGATGCTGCGGATGATCACGCGGCCTGCTTATTCATTTGTATATGCAACTTCAACCCATCCAAATGCCCGAGAGGTTGGGGAAAGAATCAAAAGGCAATTCATTCACAACGAAAAGATTGCGAATGACTTTGGCCCGGAGTATGAAGGGGGGCGTATTGTTCCTCGGCGTGGAGAAGGATCCTTTAGTACCGAACATATGATCCTAAACAACGGGTCTTGGTTGCGATTACTTAGTGCCTCCTCAAAGCAACGTGGTGGTCGTCCCCGACGATACCGGTTGGATGATCCTGAGTACGACCCAAAGAGCTCGACACCTATGTCGGTGCTGCGGGCGTACATGTCGGAATTGCTCTTTAAAATTGTAATCCCAATGGTTACGCGCCCGGACACAGGCGTTGATTGGGTAGGTACCTTTGTCTCTAAGAGACATTACCTATGGCATGCAATGCAATTAGAGGATACCCCGGAAGGGCCTCGGGCCAAGGATCCTCGTTTCAATCGTTGGGCGCGTTTAATTATTCCTGCAGCAATTGAGGACGCTGGAGAAATGTCCTCTTGTTGGCCGGATATGTGGCCGACTACCCGAAAAGAAAGATTAACAAGGGCCGAGACTCAACCAAAGTTTAAAGAAGCTCTTTCACTAGAAGAGATTCGCGAAGCTATTGGAGCCTCTAACTTTTCTTCTGAGTACATGGCTTCTCCCGGAGACGGGACAGACGGATTCTTTGGGGAGTTGGATGAAACAAAACATGCTTGGTGGTATGAAGAAATTGATGATCGTTTAGATCGTCCCCTTCAAACATCCACCTTTATTTGTTGGCACGAACGAATCAAAGATAAATTTGAGGTTCGGCGTGTTTCTCTCCCTGAATTTTTGCGGGATCACTGTCGCACATTTATGACTGCTGACACATCTCATACGTCTGGAAAGGATTCAGACTATAAGGCTTGTGCTTTGATGGCTGTCACCCCCCAAAACGATCTTTTTGTTTTGGACCTTTGGGCACATCAAGGCCCTGAATCTGAACTTGTCAAAGCAATCTTTGAAATGGCTGACCGATGGAAATGTCCAACGGTTCATCCGGAGGCAATTCGACAAGGGGTGTCCCTGTATAACGCTCTCGCCTCTATTGTCTCAACAAGAGCCAATGACATGGCAGGGGTGGAACATCTCCCTAAAATCTCTAAGTTGAATCCGGGCATGGCGGAAAAGCAGGATAAGATTGCGGGTCTGCAATTCCGTTTTGAACATGGGAAGATTAAATTTCCTTTGTGGAGACGGGATCAATTGCCTTGGCGGCACCTCTTTGATCAAGTTGAATCCTTTAATCCGGAAGCGCAAGACGGGGGTCTAGAGAAAGACGATTGCTTGGACATTGTGGCTATGTCCCAATTTGTATTGAGGGGGCGGCTTTCAAAAGTTCCGGGTTCCGACCACACCAAGACCCTATTTGAACGTCTTCGGGACGGAGATTTTTACGATAGTGGGCGGCATATAGGGGAGGGTTTAGATTTATCTTCCCTAAACCCTCAACAGATAAACGAGATATTGGATGCAAGAACCCCTTCAACAACACACTCCCGGCACACCAAGGTCTGAATCGAAGATACCCCTTTCGTTATTTGAGGTAATGTCTCGTTGGTATTTCGGAGGATCTGAACAGAAGGAACCACCTGCTTCCCGGATGGCGGACACGGTGGTCACAATTTCCGATGCTTGGATGGGGATCCTTTGTCTTTCCTATTACGGAAATGGACCCCGCCACCCATCCACAGGATTCAGTGGGGGCATAGATGTCCCCCCTAAGGATTCTGTGGTTCAGTATGCCCAAGTAAAAGAACGTATTCGCATGATCCCCGGAGGATATGCGGCAAGGAAAGCAAACAATGGCGAGCGACCCAATCAAATTGACCAAGGATCCGCTGGCTCTAGCGCGGATTATCGACCAGCACGTGGACCGGGAGATGAATCGGTTGTCCTACCGCCGAGCGACTTGGCTAGTAGCCCTCTATTACCTAATGGGGGCCCGCCAGTTTGATGTGTTTGACCCTGAGAGCGGTTCCGTCCGTTATTCATATTTGGATGAGCACGACCGGCTTGACTTTCAGTCTAGCGAGTTGCTGAGTGCCGTCGATAAAATTTCGGGACGCTTATCGTCCCTTGATTATCGACCCTTGGTTCAACGAGTCGGTTCTTCTTTGAGCTCTATTCGTCAAAGGTCTATCGCCCAAATTATGTTGGATCAGGTGGTTTCAGACCACCAATTGGCCCGTGTTGTGCCTCAGTTTAACCATGTGTTTTCACTTCTTGGTTCCTGTGGAATTACGGGGCACATAGTTAATCACGCCACAATCGGCATGACGGCAGATCTAGAGGTTGTACATCCGATTGAATTGTTTCCATTTCCTAGTTTGGCGCAGGATTACACCAAACAACGGGGGTTGTTGCGTCAACGAATGGTTTCGTTGGAGTATTTGAAGGAAGTTTTTGGGGCGAAGGTTACTCGCAACAAAGAACGTCTGGAGTTTTACACGATTAAACCCGGAGAGGTTTACGAACAACAGCAGGCGAACGAGTACACGTTGGGCTCAAATGTTTCTTATTCGGATACCCGAGTTGTTGGGCACAATCAAGAAGCGGAAGCTCAAGAAGTTGTTCGTGTTCGGGAACTTTGGTTAAAGGGTCCTCGGGACACGGTTTCCCGCTACGTAGTTACAAGCGGAGAATACGTAATTCACGACGAGGATCTTGAAGGCCGGGAGGTTTATTGCCCTATTGGCTTCGCTCGCTTTATGGAGAATGGAACCTTTCATGGAGCAGGGGTCTTTGATCTTTTGTTCCCATTGTGTCGCGAGGCGGAGAAACTTCAAAAGTCCTTGTTTAAAAACATTCAGGACCTTGATAAGTACGGCGTTTTGGTTTTGCCGCATGGCTCATTCAACGCCAACACAATGCTGCGAGATGTTGGGCAGGGCTTGCGAGTCTTCCCGTGGGAGCCAGACCCAATTAGTGAAGGCTTTAAACCGTTCAATATCAACCCCAATAATACAGGGGACGTTCCGGGGCGGGTTAGTGCATTTGCGGTTCAACAGATCGACCGCCTTAACCCTATCCGAGATTTGATTGCTGAAAAGGGGCGAGTTGATTCGGCAACAGGATTGCAGTTCTTGGACGAACAAGTAAATCGGGCAATGAATACCCCCACTGCTGGAGTTCAACAGGCTTGGGGCGATTGTTATAGGAGTGTCCTTGCCGGTTCTGTTCGAGAGGTTGTCTTTAGCCCTAAGACGTTTACCGTAGATCAACTTACCTTGGATCTTGCGGGCGTGGTTGTAGACCCCGAAACAATGGCCGTAAGCTTTGAGCAGAATCCCCTCCCTTCATTGGCTCAATTGTCCTTTAAAATTAAGGACATTAATCCCCGCAGTAAGGTTGCTAGAAAGCAAGAAGCTCTTCAACTGCAACAACAGTTTCAATTGGATCAGGACACCTTCATGCTGTTCGCTTTGAAGGAAGGTCTAGACTTTGCAATGTGGACTGATGAACATCAGAGCGGTTATGAATCAGTGGTTCGTAATTGCCTACTGTTGTTTGGGGACGGAAAGACTCCCGGCCAAGTTGTTTTGACTCCTCAAACTTCAAAACCAGAAATGCAAATCAGGGTTTTGAATGGGTTCATGGCAAGTCCAACTATGGCGGTCGCCTCTTCGGAGGTTCAAGATGCCTTTATCAACTACCATAAAACGCTTATGGGATTCATGGGTCTTGTTCTCCCTAACGCCCTTCCCAATCCTGACGATATGGCTATGCTATCGAAGTTGGACCAGCAGATGGCCCAGATGCAGGGGTTGCAATCCGGTGGTGCTGGCCAACAGGCACCCCAAATGCAAGGAATGTAAATGAGTCAACTGGATTCACAAAGCAAGATTACTTTGGAAGATGGCACTGAGGTTTCGGTTGCTGATTTGATTGCCAGCCATAAAGATTTGAAGGATGCTCTCGCGATCAACGAGAACCTTCAAAAGGATTTTGATGAGGTTGGTTATTTGTTTCGGTCCGACATGCCTATGGAACGAAGGCAAGAGGCTATTCGTAGCGTTCTTTCTAATTTGGGTTACGACGATTCCCAAATTCAACAATACGTACAAGCCACACAGGCTTCATCTGCGGAACCCGAAGCCGTGGACGACGAGGTTGCGGAAGTAGATTCCCCCGACCTTGAAGAAGATTCGGAAGAGAATTCAGAGGACCCCTATTTCAGTGGGGGTTCACGAGAGGACATCATGAGCGAAGAACGAGCAAATCTACTTCAAAAAGAACTTGAAACCCAGCGGGCTGAACTTCACAGGATGCGGGTTCGGGAACTGCGGGATAACCTGAATACAAACTTGGATCGGGTATTGAAAAGTAATCCCGATTTTCAGAAACTAATAGAGAGCACTCGTGCAACTCGCGGCGAGGAAGGTGTGGGGCAGGCTATGCAGACCTTGCGTTCCCAATTGGAACAACGGGCTTTGGAGCGCATGCAGTCACGCCGTGCTGCCGCAGGAACTTTTGAGGACGCTTGGATGTCTGAAGAAGTCGATAAGGCGGCAGAGCCTGTTTTGGGAACATTTCGGTCAGTAATCGGAGATATTGACCGGCTCGGTCGATCTTCGGAAACAGTCACCGGATTTGATGCGCAAGAAATTTTGCGTAGTAAGCCAGTACCTGAACCTGAGTGGAAATCTGGAGCCACCATCTCGGACCTTGAGTCCCAGATTAAGAGCTTTACAAGTGATTCTCTCCGGCGGGCAATGGCCTCGTCTTCTGGTGAATCTTCCATTTAAAATAAAGGTAAGCAACTATGCCATTTGCAACTACGGGATCAATTTTTGATCGCCAATCTCCCCGCATTCAAGAAGTTTTGAACAAGTCAATGAAGGTTTTTTTGGCGGGCCTTGATCCTGTCTGGCGTGACGCAGTTGTTACGAGTCAGGGAATTGGGGCTTCAAGCGACCTTGGCCGAGATCTTAAAATCACAAAGCTCTTTATGGGTAGCCTCACAGGCGTGATTGAAAACGGACGCGGCTTTAACGATCAGGATCTCTATGGTGATGCAACGGAAGCTCAAGGAGCTTCGATGCACCTCCAGTCTACTTCACAGGCGTACCCGAGCCCACTTGAGGGTCCGAACGCCACGGCGTATCGTTTGGCTATTCCAATGCGTTCGCTTGTTACAAACTTGATGATCACCCTTGGTGAGAAGCAAGCTGACGCAACTCCTGCTCTTATTGATCAGGTGATTGCACCCAAGTTGACTGCGTTTGCGCGTAATATGGCCCTTACGCTCTGCAACTACTGGTACCTCTCCCAGAACGAGTCGTACAAGCTCTGCACGGCCACGAACTTCTCGACTTCGGTGGCCGCGGGTACGAACGCCTTCCGGTTCTCGTTTGAGCCAACTAACTTTGCGGTACATCGGTTTAGTCGTGGCCAACGCATCGACTTCCTTTGGAACGCAACCTACAACTCGGGCAACCAGACCGGCGTTCGCGCAAACGATTCGAGCATTCAGTCGTCGGCTGCTACCACCGGAACCCTGAGCCACATTTTGGCCACCCGCGCGACCCGTCTGCAGGTCCTCATTGAGAGCGTCGATCCGTTGAGCAATAAGGTCACCTGCATTGCGGGCGGAGCTCCGGCTACCCCCGGAAGCGGTGTCAACCCGACCGCGTGGCAGAAGCACACGGGTGCCCCGGGGTCTGTCACTACGGGCACCGTGGCCACGATGAACACGATGAACGGCTTTGTGGACGTGGTTTACGCCAACAGCCATTTGTTGAACAACCAAGGTCAAACTAGCTTTACGGGTATTGCAGGTATTAATTCTTGGCTCAAGAATGGTACTGAGACGGGCGCAACCCGTCCGACCGCGCTTCTTGGTGGGGAGTCAGATTCTACTGACTTCATCGACGTGGTTGAGCGTCCGGAGTTTAAGAGCTTTAAGTATGACGTTAATGGGGTGTTGACGGAATACAATTTGAAGCGTTATCTTCAGCGCGTCCATTCGGCCTTTGAGCCACTTGGAAACACCATTGATACGCTTATCGCGTCTGAAGGTGTGTGGAGTGCTTACGAAGCGCAGAAGATTGGCCAGTATCGTATTGACCGCACAAATCGTGTTGCGTCAATTACGAACGAGGGTCAACAGGAAGGGTTTAGCTTTAACTTTGAGGGTCATACTTATAAGGGCCATACCTCGCGGTTTGTCGAGGCAGGGACCATGTACGGTATTAAGCTCGGAGGAAAGAACTGGAAGAAGTACGTTCCTCCAAGCCCCGCAGGTATGTCGAAGATGAGTCAAGCGGACGCATATGTTCCGTTTGAATTTGTGGCAAGTGCTCTTACAGGCACGTCTACAAATCAACTTCCGATCTATCAGACTGCGTCGGGCGGAGGCCCCAGCCTAGTTACTCAGGGAAGCCAGATGCCGGGACGTATCCGCATGCAGCTGGTTCCAGATCAGGTTAACGGCATGAAGCTTGTGAACATTGCCGAGGATCGAATCTATATGGGTTCTAACCCCATTCTGTGATCTGAGTTCTTAAAGACTGATACAATGGGGCCACCTCGTAAATGGGGTGGCCCCTATTCTTTGGAAGAACATGACTCAATCAGACGACGAAATTACAATTGCCCTGATGATGGGGACAGAGATGACCCCCGAGAAGTATGAACTTGTTTCGGATTGTCCTTGGATTGAAAGTTTGAGGCGCAAAACAGGTTTAAAGGATTTGTTTATCCATCGCCATCGAAAAACAGGAAAGTTTGGGTTGGCGCAATGGAGTGTCAAACCTAAAGTTTTTGGGCAGGGAGTTGCTGCCGCCACAGAGATCTGTCTTTTTTCTGCCCCTCCCGGTCAAAATCCTGCCGACCTTCCGGATATGGAATGGCTGTTATGGCGGTGTCAACCCGCCCATATTGTTACAGAAGAGGGTAAACAAAAAAGAATGCACGCCCTGAGCGAAAAGCATTTGGCCTTAGTTGAGCGAAAAAATATGCTCGACGAGATGGAGAAGGTGTTACGAAAAAAGAAATTGAATGAGGCGGCTGAAAATCTGAGTCTTGAAGATGTACCTGATGATGGCCCTGAGCTGGATGAAATGCGTGAACTATTGCACTGGGCCGTAAATCAAAAGACCATTTCTATAGGGTAACTATGCACTCTTCCGGATCTATCATTAAGACGTATTGCGAAAAGGTCCGTCACTACTTGGATGATCCTGATTTGGATGCTAAGTACGACGATAATTATTTGGTTCGTTTCTTCTTGTCGAGCGCAATGACGGACATCATTTCAAGGGTGTCCCAAATGTCTGATGCGCAAGTTCTTTCTGCGATCAGCATCAATGTTGTAGCTGGGACCAACAGTTACAAACTGCCCCCGGCTGTAGCGCAAGTCATGCGTATTGGCACGGTAGATTCTTCGACGGGTCTATTTATTGAAGACCTAAAACCGAGGGGCCATTTTAATCCCTTTGGTTCAAATTGGTCTATTCAAGGGAACACCATTGTCTTTCAACCTGCGATCCAAGAAACTAAAACCTACACGCTGGTTTTTATTCCTAGTGGGGACGTTGTTTGCCATTACGTTTCTACTGCCACGGGGTCATTGAATTCCAATGAGACGTTCACTATGCCTACAACCGTGACCATTGGGTCATTGGATAAAAGGCCGAACGCTTATACCGGTTCTTATCTTCGAGTGTTTGGGCCATCTATTACAGACGAAGTTCTTGTAACGGACCATGATGCAGCCCTACGAATTCTAACCCCCTCAACGCTTTTTCAGAATTCTGCAGGAACATACTCTTATGAGGTTGTTCCGTTTCTGATGGAGCCAATGATCGACGCTATTTCAATTAGCGCGGCTATGCGAGCGGGTGTAGGGCGTAAGATTTCTCAAGCGCACATGCAGGCTTTGACATTGGCTTATAAACAAGCCATTAAAACTGCGCATGACACGCTTGGAAATATGAACGGACGCATAGGAAAGCGATTTGATGATAACACCATTGACGCGCCTCCGTTTTTTATAGGCTCTTCTACTGGCGGGGGAGCAGGATCTAATGCAGGTGGCACAGGGGCTTGTGATTGCAATGACGTTGCGAGCGAAACGCTTCAACAACAAATCATTTTGACCCTAGATCAAATTCAGGTGGATATAAATTTGCTCCAGACTGAAGGGGTAAACGGGGAGTATTGGGGTGCACCTTAAGAAGAGGACAAAATAATGGCGGGCATTGGTTACCCCTACGTTTCTGCAGTTCAAGATCTTTGGTTGTATGAACCAAGAACTGTGACGTGGAATAGTGGTTCAAATAGCGGGGTGTTTGAATACCCTGTTGCTTGGAATCCCGGATCTCCTCTTTATGGATATCGCGCATCCCTTCAGGGTATTTCTCTTCGCTGGAGAATTGCAACCGCCTCTGCAGCTACGTATTTAGCACCTGCTTTGTATGCGGCTTATGCGGCGATTAATAACCCCGCAACGCCCGCTAATAAATGGGCGTTTTTCAATTGTTATCCGATGCCTCTTTATGCGGTGTCTAAAAAGTTTTGTTGGACCTGCGCTCATTGCTTTGCTGCTTCGGGAGAAAGAAACCCCACTAGAACTTTTAGAGAAAGTGTGTTCGGCCCTGAAACTTTAAACGATAAGTTGATGGTTTCAAAGTGGATGAACAAAGACAATCAGATCACAGACACAGTGCAGACAGATCAAATGTTGCCTCCATTTAACGTGGACACACCTCAAAATTTTAGAAGTGGCTTTGATCTTTCACTTACGGAACTGCACAACCCCCTGTCCTTTAATCCCTTAACGGTTGTGGATGTTCGTTCGTTGCGTCCGGGTTCGACAATGTGGTATATCGACTCGGCAATGAAAATTATTCGTTTCCGTATGGACGGAGCGGGAGTAAAAAGGAGAACGGTGTCAAGTTCACCATACTCCTTTGACCGGGTAAAGGCTACGGCTATGTTGCCTGATGGATCTGCGGTCGCATCCGCTTATGCTTATCAGCATGATTCGGGCTCTGTTTTTCTTGCAGAGATTCAACCGCCCTCAAGTCCTACGGCGGGAGATGGAGTTTTGGGCTTGGTTCCTTGGCACCAATTTACGGGGGGTCAATTAGGAGAGACAACGGACCATGAAAACTATGGGGAATTTACAGCCTATGGTTATCAAGGTTCTTCCCCTGTTTATTCAAACGTGCGCAATTATATGAGTGCCCGGTTTTTTCCCATGACTCCGGCTCAAAAAGCAAAGAGGCAACATTCGGATCTTTTGCTCGTCAGCACATTAGACCGCTTGGTTGAAAAAGTAAATTCTATCACTGTGGATCTTACCCCATGATTACCGGCCCAATTCTTCTTCGGACCTTTCACGATGTTAATTCAGTGGCCCCTTATCCAGCGTACAACACTGTGGGGGGTAACCCCGGGGAGATAGTGACCTGCAGTAAAACAGGGCGTATGTGGATCCTGCAGAAAAACGGGTCAGAACGAGTATACATCCCTGTGCGCCCTGAATTTAGATACTCAGATCCATTAGCGGGAGTGTCGGAAGCAGGTGTGAAGGGGTATACCTTTTCATCAGGCCCTTCCACTTATCAGGGCTTAGAACTGTATGGCCCAACTAAAGTAACAGGTAGTTCGTTTGAAGTTTCAAATCTAGTTCTTATTAACAATACAGCTGCAGCGTTTAAAACAAAGATCCAAGGCCAAAAGGGTATTTACCTTTATAAGCTGGATGTGGGTACGGGAAACGATGTTCTTGCTCCGGACATTCCTAGTTTAGGAACAAATGAGTTTGGGGAGATTGTTGCCACGGAATCTTATGCCCTAAGAAACATCTTAGACGCAGATCTCCCGTTGACCCCAAACACTAGCACAGAAATAGTGGACTTAAGATCAAGTACGGGAACTACAGGAGAGGGTAAAAGTGTGTATGTAGAAGCGGTTATTCAGTTTAACCACACTGGAAGTCACGTCGTGACTGCCGCTCTGTATGACCATAGTCTTTCAGTCTATATTTCTAGTTCTAAAGTATCTATGAACGGGTGGGCTCAAGTAAAACTGAGCGGCTTTGCGCCCGCTGGAAATCAAATCCGGGTTTATGTCCAGTGTGATGTTAACGCTGTTGTAAAGGCGCAGGTCGGAACTTATAACTCCCCTGCTACCCACATAACGCTGACCGAAACAAGATATCCTGATCCATCGTTATGAGCAATAACCCAGAGCAACTTGACACTGCAAATAGGGAATTTGAACAGATAGGCCCATCTGTTTCGACTGTCCTATCCCAACGATTGACTCAGGGTTTTCAAATTGCAACCATTTCCCCGGGCCTTAAATTTTTAGGGCCAACAAACTATTCCGCTCCCGGATCTGTTCCCAACCAAACCGGACCATCGTTAGCCGCAAACTTCTTCAGTGGGGGTGGCGACGGCTTTGGCGATTCAAGTCCGATGTTTTTTAATGTCATAAACAATCCTCCCCTTTCGGGAACTGCAAATCCTGAATCTGTTCCTGCTACGGGCCCTGAAGAAAAGATCCGTTATTCGTGTGTGGATGGAAGATGTCTACAGGATCCCAATGGGGATTATTTAGGCATTGAAGAATGTTTGGCTGCCCCCTGCATTTCTTCAGGCGGGGGTCCGGGAGATGATCCCTGCGATTGCGGCTATGGACCCAGCTTAACGATCTTTAAAGCTCGTATTACAGGAATTACAAATACCGAGGGGGGTAGTTCTTCAGGTGGTAAAACTTATTGGACTTATAGTTTTACAGAGGTTACTGCTGGAACCCCGAGAACAAATGTTACTTTAAGTTCTGCGGCTCGAAATGAGCATGAACTTACAATGCCTAATAACGGCGGTAATTCTGTTCCTGCAGGAACAACTATAACCCGCAAAAGAATTCCGAACGATGCAGTAGTCCCTTTGTTTTTAGATGAAGACGGGATTCCTTGGTTCCACTTTATTAATCCCTTAGGGATAACTTGCACATGAGTATTCTTGCGGCTGCTTGTTGTTGCACAGTTCCTTCTGTGTGTCCTAAGTGGTACGCAACCTCCTATTTGGCAAGCGGCATTAGTGGAAGTGTTTCTTTCTCTAAACAATACAACTTTAGTTATAGTTGTTGGTGCCCGGTAGGGGAACCCAATACTATCCCTACGTCCTACTCTATTGATGTCTCTTATAGTCAAGTGACACCAATTGTTATGGTGTTAGATGATTCTCTTGGCCCAAGTGGTTGTTGCTATAGAGGACAAGGACAAATTGAAATTCAGTATTCGGTAACTCTTATACACGCAGTACACTGGTGTGATTGGTCCGATGCAAATCTTTGTCCTTGGGGGGAAGGAGATCCCCCGGACGATTGGACCGCAGTTCAATACGAAGAAGTAACTCTTACGGGATCTGCAACTGTAGATTGTTGTTTAGACGTTATCCCCTTCGGAACATTTGCTAATGAAGGTTGGCCCGCAGGTGCAACGGGGGCTACGCCTACCTTTCTCCACACCTTAAACATTTGCGACTTCCCTGTAGGGGGATCTATTACCCCGCTTTATGACAGCGTCGGTGGGATCTATGGCCCTTGTTATGCGGTGGGAGGGATTCCTTTCAGTTTACGATGCGTAGGGGCGCAATTTGCTTGGATTAGCCCCCGGCAGGAGTTGGATACTTTGGCGGGAGAACCGAAAGGTTTTCTTAGCGTCTGTCAAACTTCAAGTAATGAATCTCTTAGGCGATGTGGACCCGGTTTGCAGTCAGGGGTTTGTGCTTCAGATCAGCTCTCTTGCTACCCCTGTGTCGCACTGAACCAACTAAATCACGGCCCCTTCGCAATGGTTGGGGTTGAAGAATTTGGGGGCCAAGATATTCCGGAACCATGTACGCTCGGCACAACTGGAACTCTGGCCACATTTAAAACTGTCCCCACAGCGGGTGGTGGTAGTCAGACTTGTGGGTTAGATCCAAGTTTAGATTGCAATCCATATGGGTCTTTAGATGAGGCTACGCTCTGCTGCGACATTCTCCGAACCATCTCAAAGACGGGATGGATTTACACATGATCTGCATTTCGTTGATTGAAAAAAATTGCACGAACGCCGAGGCCGTTGCTCTTTACGGATCCCGTCCTAGTCCGGGCATTTGCTCTATTTGTGCTTTGCATTCCGAGCGTGCCCCCACTGAACCGCCTTTGCCCCTACCCCCAGAACCAGTGGGGGTCCCTAAAATCACTTCCCGAGTTGCAAGCTGGCTAAAGGCAGAAGTTAGTTTAGTTGTGGAAGGGCCTTTGGCGGATCTTGATTATGAAGTAAGAATGGATACGTGCCGTAAATGTGATCGTCTTGAAAGTTCTTCTGAGCCTAATAAAGTGGGATTTTGTTCCGCTTGTGGGTGTGGGAGTAATCGGCGAGCAGAGTTGACTGTAAAGGGCCGAATGCCAAAGGCTAAATGCCCACTGAATTACTGGCCCAAAATTGAAAGTAGAACGGGAGAACCTTAATGACGGACATTAAAAACGATTGGTCTTATCCAGTAATGGAAACTACGTTGGACAAACGCCTTGAAAGGCCGGGAGTTCAGCGGGGTTACGCTAGTGAAATGACCGGCGTAGATGGACGTAGTGAGGGGGGCCTTAAACCCTTCCCCGGTTTTAAAAAGGTTTACACACTTTCCGGGTTGCAGAGCCAGCCGAATCACACAATTAAATCTGTTGTGTCGGATTTAAAGGCTGTCGATTTTAGGATTGGCTCAGATCATTATGCTTATGGATTTGTTTATCGCGCCATCCGCCCCGCTGCGCCGACGCTAAGTGATGTCTTTCTAGACTATTGGGACTCTGTAAATCAAAGTTGGACTCAAGCGATTGTGTTGATGAGTGGCGTTTCAATCTCGGCACAGTTTGATGTTCAAGTTGCAGGGCGGTTTGTTTATTGTTTTGCGGAAGGTCGTAGCCCTTCGTTGTTTTATATTGAGGCTACACGCACGAAAGAATACATTTGTGAAGCCGATGCATTTGTAAACAGTGCTGCAGCTACAACAAATTACGAATCTAGTCAACCGTTAACCCTAGAACTTATTAGCGGTTCAAGTACAAAAAATATCTTTTTGCGCTTCGATACTTCGGCAGAAACAAATGAGCTTGTTGAGTCTGCCGTTCTAGAGTTTACGGTCACCGGTAATTCAATTACTGCTGCATCGGGAACCCTACATGTTGCCCCTCTAAGTGATCCGGGAACAACGGCGGTTCTTTGGAATGAAGCTCAAACAACATGGAACCTGCGAGCAACGGCTGTAAATTGGTCTACAGCCGGAGGTTCTTATGAAGCAGGTCATGAAATCAATTACACGCTGCTTAAAAATTATTTAGGCAAAGTGCAGTTGTCAACAACAAACATTGTACAACGAGCCGTAAATGGTTTGTCTCAAGCCTTTACCCGTAAAACAGATGTAATTGTTCGAGGGACGACAGGGAATAATTTGGTTTCTCTTGCGGGTAAATCGCAATCAAATTACTCTATTCGACCTAAGTTAGTTGTCACCTACACCAATAAAGTGTTTTTGACCCCCACAATTATTGGGGTTACGGGAACAGGATCTATTCCGGGCCCCGGTAAGCAGCCTTCTTTGTCTAGTCCTGAGCGGGGTATCGCTCCCGGAAGCTTTACCAGTTTGGATGCTGGAAGACCCTCTAGTGCTCAAATTGTTTTGATCTCTGATAACCCTTATTCCTCAGACAACTTTTTTCCCAATCAAGCAACAGGAATTTGTTACAACGATACGGTTCCTTCCCCAGCTGTTGTTACTCCCCCGGGAAGCCCCTATACCCATACTCCTACGGCGGGTGCTTGTACGGGCTACACAAGTACAGGACTGATTACACAACTGTTGACCCCTGCAAATAAGCAGACCAGTGTCAGCGTTACGCCGAAATTGGATTGGACAACGTATTACACAACTGGCCAAAGCATCGGTCCAAACACTCGGTGGGATGTTTACATGGTTGAGGATGGGCAGGGCATACTCTCACAAAAACGATTGAATACAGTTGACTTGACAGAGACAAGCTTTGAACCAGCAAATTTGTTCCCAAACCTTCGCCTAGCTTACGGTAAAAAGTATTTGTGGAAGGTTGTTGCAAAGCGCATGGACTGTGCTGACTTTTATGTTGAAAGCACTGTCGGTTCCTTTACAACAGAGAATAGATATCAAGCTCGAAAGTTTGAACCGGGTGATTACAGCTTCGGCTACGTTTTGGGTAGTTCAAAGACGGGGCGTAAAAGTGCCTTTAGCACTGTTGCTCAAGTCCGCAGTGAAGACTTTACGATTGCCCGGACACAAAATGGAAATACCATCAGTGTCAAACAAGATCAGTATGTCGGCGTAGAGATCGTATATGACTCCGCTAAATACGATCAAATGTATGTTTATCGCAGCGTCAAGATTCAAGATGCAGGAGGCACCATGGTTGCTGGTCTGCCCTTTCTTGATGCAATTGTCCGATTGTCGGATTACCACACTTGTTTGAATGGGACTGGTCGCACCTTTGGAGATGCAACGACTAATCGACATGCAATGTATTTCTACGAACTTGAGGACAAGCAACTTGTTTATCAAAATGCATACGTAGATCGAAGCGTCTTTGATGAAACAATGCCATTTGCGGGCACTGCGTTCTTTTATCAGAACACAATGCTGACATCTAAGATTTCTACCCCTCAAGTTTCTACGACTGAAGAGAATAGAATTTCCGACTCTACGCGAGGGCTTGGGGAAATGCGTTGGTCTAGTCTCATGGACCTAACGCCAGAATTGTTCCCACCCTTTAACCGTTATAACCCAACGGTACCGAGCAATGAAATTATACGGTTTTCGGGGGTGGGTTCAAACGTATTGGGTTTTTCGAGGGACAAAGTATATCACCTTCGTAAGTCTGGTCCTTACGTCAAGGTGACAGAAATGCATGAGGGCTACGGGATTGTAAATCAGAAGGCTGTAGATACCGTTGGCTCTGCTGCTTACTACGTAACTAGCCACGGGTTGAAGAGTGTTGATGGTCAAGGACAACTTGATGAGATCCGAAATCTCAACACGGTCTTTGTTCGTGAGTGGAAGAACACGCTTCAATATGTGCAGGTGGTTCATGACCCATTTATGAACTGCTTGTTTATCCACAACCCTGTAAGAGAAGAAACTTATATTCTTTGGTTTTCTACGGGTAAAACAACGAAGCTTGAAGACACAAATTTTGATTTGGTGGCTCAAGGTTCATGGCCTATTCAGTGGTTAACAAATCTACAAGCGTCTAATGATCTAAGTCGTCGGGCTTTCTTTCTGCAGAACAATCAAGACCCGCGTGTAAGTGGGGTAGGATTTAATACCTTTACAGGCCCCACGATTTATATCGTGGACAACTATGGATTTAAATCCGTAGTAAATGGTTCTAGTTCTTGGAACGGACAAAGACGGATAACAACTCTTGACTTTCAGGGCGATAGTCGATTTGTTGCTTCGGCCAACTGGGATCCAACAAATCTCCAGATTCCAATTACAAGTGCCACAGGCACAGTCGTTGGAACAAACAATTGGCGATTCGCCTATGTTTACCTAGTGGCATCCTCGACAAACCCTTCATTGGTGGGTTCAAAAGCCAAAGTGTTACATAACACATCGACGGGGGTCTATGTTCAAAACACCGGATCTCAAGCGTGGGTTACATCTATTGTGGCCGGGGACATCTTTGTCGTTAGCCCGGTTCCATTTGAGTGGGTCGGACATCCACTAGGCCTGTCTAACGAACAAGGGCTAATCTATTCAAACGCGGACTTTTTCCGTATGAAAATTGTCAGCAGTTTGGGGGCAAGTTTTTCCGATGTCTCGGGCCCCCCGATAACGGATGTAATTACAACTACTTCACCGTTGGACAGATTTTCAGCCGTTATTTATTCCGGAACTCAAGATCTTCCTTTGGCAACGGCTTTGACTAAAGAGACTAATGGAACCCTTTATAGTTCGGTTGAAGACGATGAAGGGTTGGTGTATGCGGCGTTTGGTTCCGATTCTTCAGATGGAAGATACGGAGTCAAAGGAACGACTTTGAGTCCGGGCATTAAAATTTTGTGCCCTGATCTCGACTTTCGTCTCTTGGGTTGCATTGTTCGGGGAAGCATTACGTCCGTTGAACGGACATCTAACAACCGAGGTAGCTGATGAGCCAGTTTCAATCTTATAATAATCAAGGTGGTTCTTCGGGTTACGATCCCGTTTCTGCGCTTTCAAATTTCGGAGGTAACCCCTTTGATCAACCGGGATTTAATCAGTCGGGCCCTCGTCAAAATCGAAGTCCAGCCCCGAAGCCACCTACTTTAACTCCCCCTACAAGTCGAAGTTCCCAAAGTGGATTCCAACCGCGAACAAATGGGATCATGGGTAATGTGGCCCGCGCCGGTTCTTTGCCCCGAACAACGACAACTTCCGGAATTAACCCGGGGTATTTGCGTTGGGATGCGGCCCTTGCGGGAGCAATGGGGACGGATATCCGCAACCAGCAAGGTGAAATGAACCGGATGTTTGGCGCGGGGCAGAAACAAATCGGAATGAGTGAAGACGCTCTTCAGCGGGGCATCGGCACTATGCAATCAGTGGGGGCTGAACAGCGACAGAATTTCTCCCAGATGGCGGGAGGACTAGAACAACAGGGTCAAAAGGACTTTGAGGGATTTACAAAGTACCGGGACGAACAAATGGGCCGGGTGGATAAGGATATTTCTGTGGCTAATCAGCAGGCTGCAGGGGCTGTTTCTGGTTATGAACAGGCTATTGGTCAGTTCAAAGATACAGGCGCACAAGACGCGGCCAATGCTGCCTTTGGAATGCGTCGAAACATTGAGATGGCAAACAAGCAAATTGATGCGGGTTTAAATGCGGACGGTTCCATGATGAGCCCTGCAGAGAAACAAGCAGCACGTCAACAGCTTTATTCTGAGTCTGAGAGCCAAGTCTCTCAGGCTGTTACAGGCATCTATAGCAATATGAATCAACAGGTTGCTTCAATGCAAGGGAATCTTGCAGGACTCCGGACAGGTCAAGCACAACAGACGTTGGCTGGTGGTCAACTTCGGGGTCAGATAGGTACAACCTTTGGGGCTCAAACTTTAGATGCCCAACAGACAAATTACCGGATGAAGGAACTAGGTTCTAATTTGCGAACAATGGGAGAGCAGGCATATGCCAGTGCTATGCAGCAATCCGTAATGTTTGAAATGCAAGGACGGCAAACCATGGCCCAGATGGTGAGAGAAAACCCAAGGCAGTTTGTCAGTATGTTTGCTGGACTCACAGGATTCCTCGCGGGGGCAACAACTCCGGGTCTTCGAGATATCAGCATTCCTAACTTTGGAGCCATGACATGAGCGCACTTCCCAGTAGCAGCGAACAATTCCTAGGTGGCCTTGCAGCGGGGGCTCAAAATTTAAACATTGCTTCTGCTAATCAGCAAGCCAAAATGAACTATTCCCTTGGACAACAGCAGATGGGGTTGCAGCGGGAAAAGATGGCCCAAGAACAACAGATGCAACAGGCCCAGTTGGCCGCAGAAGAAACCAATAATGTAAACCGCCAAAAGATGCATGAACGCGAAATGGCTCAACAGCAATCGCAGTTTACGGAAGGGCAAAAGTTTACGCGGGAACAAAACAATCTTGAACAAATGGCCAATATCCGGATGAAGAAAATTGAAATGGATTTGATGGCCAATGAACAAGAGATTGCGGCATCAATGGACAACGATCCTGCTCTTCAGGAAAAACGAGCCAAACGTAGAAACCTTAAACAAGAAGCAATTAAACTCCAAAGCCTTATCACATCCAGTCAAACGGCAATGAGTCTTGCCCAAGGTCTAAGAGAAGACCGTCTAAAGGAAGTAGATGGTCGTTTAACCGCTTTTCAAGAAAGTGTTGATACGCGCAGGAGTGAAGCAGAGAAGGCTGTTCAACGAGGCTTTCAATATGCTATGACCAAGAATGCAGCCGAAGGGGGTTTTTTTAACGAAGCTCAACGACTAAGTTCTGCGGGCGAAGATTATCAAGTTCAGTTCTTTGGGGACCGTCAACTTTGGACAAGTCAAGTAGGCGCAGGAGCGGCCATTGCGTTGGACAATCTCATGCAGTGGTTTGGTATGAATGGCAATGCCGATCTTGCAGCGTCTAAAATGACTGACTTTATGCAGAATGGGGGGGCCATGGCCGCTCAAACTGTTTACAACGCAATTGATCTTGATGATGGTGCATTTGGTCTTGATGCAGGCAATAAGGCTAAAGCGGCCACACTTGCCGCAGAGCTAGTTACCAACGCAGGGCTCTATGCATACATGCCCCCAGAAGTACGCAACAGCCAAGAGCCTCAAATTGTTTCTCTGAAAGAAAAAATTGCTCAAGGTATTGGCGAGTTTAGAAGGATGGGTATGGGCGATGAACAGATTTCTGCAGTTTTTGAAGGCCTTGAGGCCTTGTCCCAAAACCGAGCGGAAATAAGTATGCAATATGCTCTAAAGCCTAATGACCCTACCTTTAAACTTCTTGATCGCTCGCTCCAAGGCGTTGGACGTATTGAAGATCTAATTCAAAATGTTCTTGAGGATGAGAAATTCATGGCTCCAGTGGGTGGTAAAATTGTTGACCACTCTAAATTTGATTGGGTAGGCGTTACTAAAAATGCCCGCATTGCTTACGGTATGGGACAGAGTCCCGAGATGACCAACATGATGCGTGAGTTGCAAGCTTTAGGTGCAACAACCCAAGAAATTCAAGCGATTGCTCAAACTCTTACGGAGAGCGATCCTCGCCTTAAAGGTTTGCGGCCAGAAGATTATGCTCAAGCCTTAACTCAGTTGGGGATTCAGCAGCAAGAACAAGCTTTGGACTTTGAAACTGCGACTGAGGAACAAGATTTGACAGAAGCCCGACTTATGGCTCGTGGTCGAACCAAGGGTCTTCAACGAGGACAACAAAATCTAGAAGCTTTGTCTTCGCTTTATGAGGGAGGGGAACCAAATGACTAATAAAGATAAAGAACGTATCAAAGAAATTAAAGATCGGCTGGAAGGAATTTTTTCAGGCAAGGCTCTAATTAAAGCGGAAAAAACTATTGCCGCTCTTGGGGGTGTGAAGCAAGTTAATCAACTTCCCGCCGACGAAGAGGTTTTAAAGGCCGCAGAGGAAATGATCTCCTCTCTAGAGCAAAACCAATCTGCTGTGCCCCAACCAAAGATGGACCCAAATACCCCGGTAAGTTCAGTAGACATTCAGCCGGGTTATCAAGCTCCTCCTGCTGCACCCGTTAATGCTCCTACGCAAGATGTAATCAACAACCTTCGGCTCAACAATTTTAAGAAGTCTTGGGCTCAGACAACGGATAAGGCCCAAAAAGATGTTTTAGGAAAGGCGTTTGGCCCGCGCGTTTTTGAATTGAATAAGGTGCAAAGGAACAAACTTGGTGAAATGCTTTTAGCTGAAGAAGGTTTTTCTAAGGCAGGTTTAACGACTTTGCCTGATATGGAAGATCGTTTGGGATCCTTAAAGCTATTAAAGGAAGCAATTAAAGATAAGTCGCGCAGCATTAAAAGTATTGATACATCTATTGGTATTGCGCATAAGGGACTATTGACAAGTGCCGGAAGGATCCCTTCAAGGATCTTGTCTTTCCCCATGCCCAAGGGTCCAACAAAGGTTGAGCCTACATCTTCTATCTCAACTGCAGATTTTGATGTGGATCCCCGTGGAAAAAGTAAAAGTGTGGAGGTGGATCGTAAGCAGTTGATAATGAACTTAGACCCTCAACAATCGGGAGGAGCGTCGGCACCTACTGCTGCCCCTACTGCCTCGGCTCCTGCTCCTGCGGCTGTTGCTGTTCCTACACCTAACGCCTCAGGCGTTCGTGAACCAACGGAGTTTGCTAAACTAGTTGCTGCGGACCCAGCAAAATATGGAACTGGTTGGGGGCGTGGCAAGGTAGTTGCAACAAAGGAACAATGGGCAGCGCGTAACGCTTTGGCCCGAGAACTAGATCCTGTAACTGCTGCGATCAAAAAAGAGTGGGCCGAAACGCTTAAAACAAATAAAGCGAAGTATGGCTCCGGCAAAACAAAGAATAAAACTGCGGCTCAAAAGGAGGCAAGCAGTAATCTTTATACTGAAATTGAAACCCGTGTTCGTCAAGGCACAGCTCCTGTTCTTGCTGGGACACGTGTTAAGTATGTCCAAACAGCTGCGGACCCGGCTCCCGCCCCCGCCCCCGCCCCCGCACCGGCACCGGCTCCCGCATCAGCTCCATCGGCACCGGCCCCGACTCCTGCACCGGAACCACCGGCTGCTGTGGATCTACCCGGTAAAAAGAAGAAAAAGAAATTCAAAGGTGGCGCACCGGCTCCTATTCCGGCTCCAGCCTCCCCTTCACCTGCAACTC